AATGGAATTTCAGCAGGACTTGCTAGAAAAATAACAAACAGATACCCCGAGATCAGTTATGAATGGATTCTAACAGGCAAAGGAACGATGCTTGTTAAACCAAAAGAAACGCCTGTTGATAGTTTACTGTTAAAAAGAGTTGAAGTCTTAGAGCGTATTTCTGAAGGTCAGGACGCTCGTATAAAGTTACAGTCCTTAGAAATTAACGCACAAGCTTCAAGAATTGAAAATCTTGAAACACTATTTGATACCAAAAAAAATTTAATGCCCCGATCTATTTAAACTAAACCATAAACTAAACCCTATTTATTATCATGGAATTAAAATCGAGACTAGAAACCCTAGCAGAAAAATTTAAGGAATTAAAATCAGAAATAAACACAGAGGAGGCTACAAAAACAGCGTTCGTTTTGCCTTTTATTGGTTTATTGGGGTATAATGTATTTGACCCCAGAGAAGTTATTCCCGAATTTACCGCTGATTTAGGAATAAAAAAAGGTGAAAAAGTTGATTATGCAGTAATTCACGACGGTAAACCTATAATTATAATTGAATGCAAACACTGGAAAGAAAAACTTTCCAAGCATTCATCTCAACTACATAGATATTTTAATGTTTCTAAAACCAAGTTCGGCATTCTAACTAACGGAAATAGTTTTTTGTTTTTTACGGACTTAGCCAAGCCTAATATAATGGATGAAAAACCTTTTTTGACACTATCATTAAATAGTCTAAAGGACACTACAATACAGGAGGTTCAAAAGTTTCATAAAGATAATTTTGACGCAAGCAAAATAACGTCCAATGCTTCAAGTTTGAAATATATCCATGAGGTTAAGTCAATATTTGAACAAGAAATTACTGAAACATCTGATGATTTTGCTAAATTTTTCGCTTCCAGAATAACCAGTAGTATGATGACTAAAAAAGTAGTTGACCTATTTAAAACCATCGTTCCTAAGGGCATTTCTCAACTCATAAGTGACAAGGTAAGCGATCGGCTACAAAGTGCAATCACAAAAGAAACGGTTGCTGAGCCAATTGTTATTGAGGAGCAAAGTAAGATAATAACAACCGAAGAAGAGATTGACGCATTTAGAATTTTAGTTGCAATACTAAGAAAATCGATTCCAGTTGAACGAGTCACCCATAGGGATACTCAATCCTACTTTGGTGTTTTACTAGATGACAATAATCGCAAGCCAATATGTAGGCTATACCTTGACGGCAGAAGTAAGTATATAGGCTTATTTGATGCGTCTAAAAAAGAGGTGAAACATTTAATAAATTCTATTGATGATATTTATAATTTTGGAAACGAGTTAAATGAAACTGTTAAATATTATACATAGATTATCAAATTTTCTTTACACATAAAAATAACGTGTATAGATTATTGAAAAAACAGACCGCATACAAAACCGCATACAAAACGCCTTATTTTAACATTTAGTAAAAAATCAACAGACTGTAAATCAATGATTTAATTTTTTTAGCACCTATTTTTGGCGGTTCATAACCCGGAGGTCGCGGGATCGTGCCCCGCTCTCGCTACAATTTCAAGTCATTGGTTTTAAGTTATTTAACTCTATAAATCAATGGCTTTTTTAACCAATGAAATTCTTACCGCATACAAAACCGCATACAGTAAGAAGAAAAAAATGGGAGCAAAGAACTACATATCGCCAAAAATATATCACGGGGGCAAAGATTTTAACCTGTCAAAACGTTGGTATGTGTACTATTCCTTCATAGATGAAGCCTCAGGGGTGATGAAAAGACAAACTCCGATCACTTTTAGCGTCAATCGTAGATTCAAAACTAAAAAAGAACGGCTGCATCATTTGAAGCTGATTAAAAAAACAGTCAATGATTTTTTGAAAAAAGGGTGGTCCCCCCATGAAATTAATATATCTTCTGAAAACTACACGGCTGAAGCCTGTTTAGATTATGCGCTGTCTATAAAAGAGAAAGAAGTAAAACAAACAACTTATAAGGACTATTTTAGCCGTGTCAAGCAATTTAAGGCATTTTTAAGCAAGAATAACGAGTTACGTGTAGCTATTACTGAAATTAATAAGCGTCACGTGTCTCAGTTCTTAAATCAATTCTCTGGGGCAAAAAACAGGAACAATTGTAAAATAGCTTTGAGTTCTATTTTTAACATTCTTTCAGATGAAAGTTATATTGAGTTTAACTTCATCAAGGAAATTCGCAATAAAAAAGTAATCAAAAAGCCCGTCAAAGTCTATACCGCTGATGAAGTTAATAATATTGTTAAGCTGTTGACGGTTCAGGATCCCACGATGCTGATGTTTATTTATTTTGTTGGTCACATGTTTTGGAGACCCCTGGAGGTTGTGAGGATTAAAGTAAGTGATATTGATTTTGAAAAAAATGTAATTCGGATTGAGACGAAAACCAAAGCGCAAAAGACAAAGATTATTCCTTCTATTTTATTAGACAAACTAAAAGATTTTGTAAAAGGAAAAGAGGGTTATATTTTTAAACCCTTAAATACTGACTGGAACGAGACCACCGAAATTAATAGGCGTGGTTTTTACAGTAAGGAATTTTTGAAGTTTAGAAAGAAAAATAATATTGATCCAGAATTTACGCTTTATCATTTCCGTTATACTTTTATAACTAAAATATATTTGGAGTTGCGCAAAACACTTTCTAAAAGTGAGACGGTTACAAAACTGTCATTAATTACGGGCCACACAAGTAAAGCTATCTACGGTTATATTCAAGTAAATGATATTGAGCTTCCAGATGATTATAGTAAGTTGTTGAAGTATTAAAGATTTGTACGGGCATCAATCTGAATTAATGACAAAGCGTTATGCTACTGTTGTTAAAGAGGTGAATCGGAAAATGATAATTGAGCAAAGTCCTGATTTTTAAATGTGCTGTAAAAGTTGTGTTATCCCGACACATAGTCCCGTTAATACGGGCTTTTGTTGACATATACGGTAGTTAGCAACAAGTGCTACCAGCCGTTCCATTCAATACCATATTCGGAATAGAATTTTTTGTGTAATGCTTCACGCAAAGGTTTAGCTTTTTCGTTTGCTTCAGTCCATTTCTTATTCCATTCGCTATATCCTTCTTGGTCATCTATCCAACCCATAATACCTTTGCTTGGTGATACATCTTTCATTACTTCTTCTTCAATCTTCCAATATTCTTCCCAGTATTTATCGTGTACTTCTTGCGGTATCGCAGCCCATTTTTTTCTATGTTCAACTTCATCAGGAAAGTATTCAGGATGTTCTTTGATAGCTTTTTCATAAGTGCTTGAGCCAATGGGCTGCTTCATCATACCCATCATATAGATATACTGCACCTTATTAGGGACTTCAAAAAATTCTTTATCAGTTAAGTCTTTCATTTCAATATTTCATTTAAAATCCGCACCAGATGGCTAACACAGGGTATAAATAACCCTACGGGTCGCTATCGCTTATTCATACCCAAGTCCGTTATCTTAAAGTCTAAAGTCAAATTCAATATAACCAAGGCATTTGAATGATGGCTTTAGCGTATTTATAAAGCCGTCCATTTCAACATCGCTTCCGTGATAGTATGGCTTATCATTAATTTGTTTCTGTTTATCGAGTAGCATTTTAAGATGTGCTTCGCTTACTTCATACGCCTTGCCTTCTAGGGTTATAATGCTCATTTGTTTTTTAGTTATCTTTATTCTTTATTAAAAAACTATCCACCCGTTCAGGACTAAAGCAAAAACCATTCACAGAAAGGTCTTGGTCTCCTATGATGAAGTTAAAGCCACTCCAACCAGATTGCGGGTCATAGCTTTCCGTCATGTCTACAACTTTGTTATTTTTTTCTAAATAGTTGCAAAGTTTTTTTGCAGTTATAATTGATAAGTTAAATCTATTTATAAATTCTTTCTCGTCATCAAAACCAAACCGTATATGCTTTAATTCTCTAGCACCTCTGTATGTGTGTATTAATTCCATTTTAGTTGTTTTATTTTTTAATCTTAGAATAAACGACTTGCAAGTCATTTATTGCTTTTTTCAAAATATCGTCTGCTTCCTTTGTTTTCGTGGAATGGAAAAGATCTCTTACATCCACGTCTAGGGCTTTGGCGATTCTCAGTAAGTCGTCACCACTTGGTGTTGATTTACCTTTAACCCAATTACTCACAGTATTAGGCGTGACCCCTAATTCTTTAGCCAACGCCCTGCCTGTATAATCTTTATCTAATATCTCATTTAACCTTAATAAGCTCATTTATATCTTTATTTTAAGCAAATATACAAAATAAAACGAGATTATTAGTAAATTAATGTAAATATTATTTTGTTATGTGTTAAATGTTTTGTATTTTTGCTTTAATAATAATGATATTATTTGTATTTAAATATAATTTAAAACAAAGGTTATGACAACTACATTAACTTACACACACACAAGAAACTTATTTACAAGAAATGAATTTAAACCTTTTGTAAAAAAGTACTTTAAAGACGTTAAATTTTTAGGAACTGAATCTGGTAATTGGGATGCTAAAATAAGTGTTTCTAATTATGATGAAGTAAAAAATGAATTACCAAAATATGCAAAACCTTTAAAAACAAACTAAACCCTAAATAAATATAATTATGGCAAAAACAGAATCAAAATTCATACACCCAATAAGCCAAAAAGAAGGAGTATGGGAACAAGAGTTAGGGGTGACTAAAAGAGAATACTTTGCAGCTAAAGCAATGCAAGGATTATTTGCAGGAGGATTTAATATACACGAGGACGCATCAGGATTTGCAGTTCGGATTGCTGACCAATTAATTGAATCACTTAAAACTAAACCCTAAATAAGATGAAGGCAAATAAATACTATATACACTAAAAAACAATGATAAAAGCACAATTAGTAACAGGAGATTTTAATGACAACACAATGACTTTTGAAATAAAAGGAGAAATGATTTTAAAAGGTGGCAAGTACGTAATACTAACTGAACAAGAGTATGCAGAACTAAACCCTAAATAAGATGCCTGTAAAACCTGAAAATCTCAAAACTAATCCTTGCTCAGACCATAACCTTAAAAAATTAAGGTATATTGATTTGCATAACTGGACTGCTAACATGGTAAACGCAGGGCACGAACAAGAACAATGTCCTAAATGCAAAAGGTGGCTATTTAAATGTGAGCAATAATGAAAACAAAAGAATTTTTAACCATACTTCAGTATTTATTCTTAAAGAATTTAGGAAAACCTGATATTATAGATATATTTCTCAAAATAATCGCTTGGGCTTGTGTAATTGAATTATTAGTAGCCTTTTTTATTATTTTTTAACGGATAAATACAATGAACATAAACTTAAAAAAATTAGCAAAGCAAGTAGATGAAGTATTTGCAAAAGAAACAAAAGAAACCCTAGCTAAATGGTTAAACGAGCGCAGGGCAAAAAGAACTGAACCTGTATTAAATACACCTGTTGTTGTTGATTGTACTACGTGTAGATGGAACGAACTTAAATACAATGAAGTAAAGTGCAATAGATGTAATGGTGATTATGATTTACACTTACCTAAGTAGTATTATTTACAACACAAAGCTAAACGCCGTTTTAATGGCGGTTTAGCAACTGTTATCGAGCGTTTCAATGCTCACCGCATGAATAAGGTAAGCACCCAACTATTAAGAAAGACTTAATAGTTCAAATTAAAATTAGAAAATTATGGGATATATAATTGTTTGGCGAAATAGCCATAGAGAACCACATATTGACGTTGATAGTCATAATTTGAAAGAAGAACATAGCAGTTATGAAAGTGCTAAAAAATCAGCAGAGGAAATATTAAGGACAGAAAATGCAAACGAAAAAAGCTCTTGGTATTTTGACTACCAAATTTATGAGGAAGCTAGTTTTTAAACGCTCGACCCTACAAATGTAGAATCCTTTGCCTCCAACTTATTTCAACCATCTCAGCACGATCATTAATTGACATAGTAGAACCTCTAGTTCCTTCAATTATATCTTGTGCAACTTTAAGTAAGTCATCTTGATGCACAGGACTCTCAATCATACCCAAAACAAACAGGGCTGATATTCCGTTCAACCTCTCTTCGGTTCTGAAGATATTATCTTTTTTTTCATTATCAAAGTTGATAAAATCATTCGTCACCCAAAACATATCGTAGTTACGGATGTGATCTTGTAAGATTAGTAGAGTCGCTTCTTGTCTTAATTTGAATTTTTTATCACTAAATAATTCCCAGTTATACAGGCTGTTTGATGGGTAATTCTCTGCTAATTTATGAGGGTATCTCTTTACTTTTTTAATTTTTTTTGACACGCTAAATTGGTTTATAGTTCAACGAATCTAAATAAAATACAAACAAAATGCAAATAACTTTTAAAACGAAAGTAGATTATAGGCAACCCCTACACCTATAACCACCTCTAAATCTGTGGAGTAGCCAACGAAAACGCCCAACCCAAATCGCTTAGGTTTTGGACGAAATGAAAAACCATCTAAGTCCGTTACTTTTATGTGTGGATTAGAATTTGCTACCTCAATTCTGTACTCACGCTTAAACCATCCTATTTTCTTTTTTCCGACCACCACGTTTTGACTGTTTGGAATTGAAATATCTAAAATATTAATCCCTTCATTTGTGGAAATCCCGTTGATTGAGTAGTGTTTTGCATTTTTGCTAAATGACAACTCAAATACAGGTAAATCGATTTTAGTTTTATAAGGAATGAATACCGTATCTATTTGGGTAACTGTTTTTATAACCGCTGCTGCAACAGGCTTTTTAAACGATTTTAGGAGTTTTTGAAATGCAGCGTCCTTACTCTTTATGATTTGCTTTAAATCCTTCTCAGTGCCCTGAAACAGCTTCTTTTCTGCAACCCACGCCCCTTCTTTGGTTTGGTAATGTCCGAGACTGTCTGTTAAGGCTCCAATATTGTTAGTGGTGGTGTATTGCATTTTCTGGCCATTCCTCCATAAATAGAAACAAAACACCGTCAAGACTGCTATAATTATGTAGTTTAGTTTTTTCATGTCAAACGTCTGTATTGTAACAATCGGGTTTTTGGGTACTTAGATATTTTTACCTGATTGTTTTGATTTCCTCCTAAAACATAAATCCAATTTGTTGTTTCTCTTATGTAAAGCCCTACATGACCTTGCCACCCGTTTGGATTGCCACGTGAAAAGACAACTAAATCACCTATGTATGCAGTATCAACCTCACAACCGATATTAAGCCAACTACGCGCATCTAAAGCCCTTGAATACGGTAGATCGGACTTTTTACAAACCCAGCTCATAAAGACACTACACCACGCTGTTTCGTCGGTCTTAACCCACTCGTGACCTGTATCATGAAAGTATTTTAAGACCTCTGGATTGTGTCGCCCTCCTACTATTTCTTTGACACCAAATTCACTAAGTGCTATATTTAGGTGTTTCATTCCTTTATTTTAAAACGTCCCTTAATTTTTGCGGTAAACCACTTCATAACCACCTCATAAAACGAGGTCGCCAATGTGTATGTAAATAGATATTTTGGTAAATAACTAGAATCGCTTTCTGTAATAAAGTAGGAAGTAATAGATGCTAAGGTTGCAATAATTAAAACCTTGTATTTCGTCTCGATTATAGTAATTGATTTTGTGTATTTAGTAATGAAAACACCGCTTAAAATGATAATCGCAAATAGATAGTTATCTATATATTGTGCTAAAAATTCGTTTAATTGTTCCATAGTTATTTATTTATTTTAAGTTTATAAAAATTGAAGTACTGAAATTGCAGCAATTCCGCCCGCAACTGTTGCGAAAACATCGTACCAATCAAATCGAGATTTTTTAACTTTAATGTCGTAAACTTCCTTTAAAATGCCACCAACTATTGAGGCTATGAAGCCAAAAAGTAGGGATTCGATGTGGTTTCTAAATAGAACAACCACGAGAGTTGCAATGGTAAAACCTGCTAAAAAATGTAAAATTTTATCTAAGTGTTTCATAATCATCTATTTTGAATTAATATTTTAAGTTCTGTAATCACCTGTTTTTGGTCTTCAAACGCATCTGTATTTTTTTCAATAACTCCGTTTGTGTTTTCAAACAATCGATCCATTCTTTTTTCCTGTCTCAAAACCTCCTGTTTTTGATCTTCTTTTTGACTAAAAACAAGCCAGCCCAATCCAATCAAGACGATTAGAAGGATTACAAGTGGATTTTTTGACACACGCTCCAACGCTTCAATTTTTTCTATTTCCCCTGCCATATTAGTCGATTAAAAGGATTATGTTAGCAATAGCCACAAAAACATTTGCAATCGTCAAGAAGATTTGCCACCATCTTGACGGTGTTTTATTTTCCACTATGAAAACATAATGCAAAACAACTAGACTAATATCTAATATTATAAGGCTCGCAAAATTGAAGGACAGTTTCTGAATCGTTGAATTTTCGTGACCGTAAAAGAAATTAGTATTAATGATGTTAGCAATCATTGCAACTAAAAATAATGCAATCATAAAACAACAGTAAAGCTTCCAGTTTTTGTTCATAATTACGGGTTATATACTGTGAATGTGTCTCCATTAAAATAGCCTTTACGAAGCGTTTCACTTAGTAATGCTGTTTCAATGAGCTTGTTAAGTTCATCTATAAAATCTTCGTTTGTTTCTATCGGATTGCCAATTTGCGAAAACAAAGCATTTACTTCTGTTTTTGTATAAACTAATTTCTCTGAAAATTGAGACAATTTAAACGGTTTGTCTCGTGTCTGTGCGACTCCATTTTCATCGGTGTATTCTTCAATTGTTAGTCCATAAACGACAATATAAATCGTCAAGGTATCGTCTGATATTTGAACGCCACCCTTAGATGGGACAGCTCGAATGATTCGAGACGATAAGTTGTTTACCAAATCATACGTATGTGCTGATTTAGAAATAATTGCCTTCTCAAATGTTTGAGAAAATGACAAGCTTGAAATTAGTAATGCGAGTAATAGAATTGTTTTTTTCATTTTTTTTTCATTTTTTTATTTTTATTATAATTGAACCCAAGCAGTTCCATTGTAGCCGTACCATCCTTTAGTAGCGTCTGTTTGATAGATCATTAACCCCTCTGCTGGACTTGTAATAGCATCTCGCTGTACTTCCGTCATACGTGGTGGTAAAAAGCCTTGTGAGGTGGTGTCTAATTGTAGCTTTGCTGAAGCGCTTGGCGTTGCTGTTCCTATACCTACATTTGTTCCGTTGTCGAATATTTGACTGTCTGCCTCAGTGTCTGAATCAGTGAATTTAGATAAATAATTAGCTGTTCCTGTGCCATCTATGTAATTTAATGATTCTAAATACTCTTTGTTAATCAACACTTTATTGCTTGCGTTTTCAATATTAGAAACACTGCCTGTATAATTTAATATTCCTCCAAAATCTGATTCAGTTTCTCCTTGGTTGTGTATAAATCTGAACTTTTTGTTAATAGCTTCTAATTTAGTTTTCATAGCAGCCACATCAGAACCTCCACCTCCTGCTAAATAGGTAAGATCTCCAGTTACATTGAGATCTGTGTCTGCGTGGTCTAAATCAAAATCCATAAAGATAATCTCTCCACCCGTAATATTTCCTTTTTTTAAATTCAAAGTCGGATGCAGAGCCTGAACATAGCCTGTGAAGTTTGGGTTATTAATTTCAATGTCTGCCGACTGCCCTCTTGCGACACCATTAACTGTTAATGTTTCAGTTCCTAAAGCCTTGACACGTAGCACTTGACCTATTAGATAGGAAGTTGTACCTCCTCCTGTTAGAATTGTTTTTAAATCTTGACCATAAAGTACAGTAGAATTAAAATTACCTGTTTTTTGAACCGTTATATCAGACCCTTTAGTGCCCGTTTCATTATCCGTTCCTGACCGAGTTATTGTCTTGTGTGATCCATAGTAATACCCCGTTCCAGTTGGATTATTGGTTCTCTCTAAAATACTTGCGTTAATCGCTAGCTCACCTCCTATAAGCGGATCTGCTGTTGTTTTTTGAAATACAGTTGAATATAATGGGTGCAATTCTGTTGTTCCAATTGATAATTTTTTAGCTAGTAATGATATTTTTTCAGTAGCGTCTTCTAGCATGATTTTTGAAGTGTCTGTGTTCAGTGCTATTTTTTTATTACTATCATCTATCTCAATGTGTGTGCCATTGCTAGAATTGTCATAATCTCCTATTTTCGTAAATGCATCACCCCCTGCCCGTGTTCCACTTTCTGTAAACGTTTCCAGTTGGATTTGAGCCAACAAATTAGCAGCCGTAATCCAAGTATTCATTTTTAAATTCGTGTCCAACAAAGGAATTTTCACCGCTGTTGTGACCTCTGTGGCGTTAGGTACTATGAGTCCGTAATTTAACTTATCAGGTTTTCCGTTTTGCGCCCCTAAATTTAAAGAGGCAATTAATAAAATTAGTTTGAATATAGATTTCATATTTATTGTTTTTATATTTTTATGGATTAGAGACTTTAGAAATTTCTGTTAATTGATTTTTTTGTTGTGCTTTTATAAGAGTTCCATCTGTACCATTCCAAACTTTGTTTTCTATTTGGTCATAATCAATAGCAATAGGGTCTTTATAGTAGATAACTCTTAATCCATCTGTATCAGCAGGAGTAAGTATATATGCTGGATTTATTGCTACTGCATTTGTTATATCAATATAAGACCTCAAATTAACTTCTTGAGATATTGTCAGAGCATCTTTTCTTTCCAAGTGTACAACTGGTGCATTAATTCTTATACTATCTTGTAACAAGTCCACTACCCCTGTTGCGTTATTTGTCAGAACTAAATCAAGAGCTATTTCATCTTCAAATATTCTATGAGATACTGCTTTTGCTTGTTCAAGAGTAAGCTCCATTTCTCCAAACTTATATGTAAGGATTCCTCCTACATTACTTGCATCTATATTTGAAACTTGTGCAGAGACATCAAGTCCAGTATCTACAAAAGCTTCACTTTCATAATTTATGTCTATAGTAGTTGGTTCATTAATTGTTTGAGTTACATACACGATTTTTTTACCTAAACTCCAAATAGCATATTCAACTACTGTTCCACTTGCTACTTGTGTTGTGATGTTGTTTGTGTTTTGAGTATAAGCAATTCCTGTTCCTTTGATTGTGAAGTTAGCAGGAGCAGATACTTTTACAATCACACCATTGGTGTCTTCGTAAGGTACAGAAATAATGCCTCCGTTTGCTGTTGATATAGTTCCAGTTGTTTTGATTGTTTTGAACTCGCCTACTACTAAATCATCTGCTTTGATAGTGATTGTATCAGTAGTTGTATTTACATCTAAAAGAGTGCCTGCTGTCTTGTCGACTATCAAACTATACCCTGCTAAATCAAGAGCCACTCCGTCTTTTGAAACGAAATTGTTTGTTGCTAGATTATCTACAAGCCAGTCTTCCAATTTGTCATATACCTCATCAAGATTTGAAAACAGAGTTATCGTTCCTGTGCTTGAGTAGTCGGTATCCATTATCATTTCTTCAATAATAACAGGAGCATTCATTGCCAAGTTATCTACTTTTATTTCTTGATACCCTGCCCTACGAATAACATAAGAAATAACCTCTCTTGTACTTGATGTAGTTGTTGTAATTGTTCTAACTAAACACTCTACTACATTTTTCCCGCTGTAATAATCAAGTGGAGTTCCTCCGTATGCATCAAGAGTGGTATTTGCCACAGTTAAGTTTTTGTTATGTCTTTGTATGGAAGCCCCAGAAACAACTCTTATTCTTGCATCATCGTGTCTGATAGCAGTCACATCTATTGTAAAATATTCAAAGTCATTATTTGCGACGCCTGCTGTTGTGCTTACTTTTAATTTTAAAAGATTATCTGTCACTCCCTCATATACAGGGTCATATATTCTCCCGTGAGAGTTTGTGCCATCACCTTCTATTAATTCTAAAATATCACTATCCCCTAGCCCCCTTGTTCCAAAATTCGGGAGCGAGGTATATTGGTCGTGTCTTCTTGCCATATATATAGCTATTCTACCTAAATTTGATGATTTTACATTAAAAAGAATATTTTTGTACTCTCTGTTGGCAAATTGAATAAAAGCATCTCCACCTGTCATATCTATAATAAATCTTGTAAAACCATTAAAGATATTTCTAGTATTTTCTAAGTGATTAAATATTCTGCCATTGCCTAAATAAACATAAGTTAAATCTGTCGTTTGAAGTCCTCCATCTGATCCCGAAAAATCTAATCTACCTCCACCAGTTGGATTTCCTATATAAGTCAAACCTGTTGCTTTGATTATACCTTCCATATAACTATGATTTGGATTTCCGTTTACATGAATATGAGTATTATCCCCTACTTCCCAAATAGCAGACGAGTCTATATTTAATCTTCCGTTTGTAGTATTACCATTAAGAAAATATTGAGCACCTTTTTCTGCTTTACTATTTCTTGTTCCTGAGGTTAATGCGGTAAATGTTGTGTTATCTAATGCCATAGTATTATTATTTTAAGAGTAAGTTAAACCATGTACTGTTGCTAAGTCAATAGGTTGTGTTGCTTGTCCTGTGTTGTTAGTCTCTGTAGCTGTTGTTTGTGTATTATTAGCAATAGTATTTCTATTTACATACCAATTTCCATTGGCAAGAAGTCCTGATATGTAAATATAGGTCGCATCATCGAAATAAAGAGTGTTACTCCCTTGCAACCCCATGCCGTTGCCCCCGCCTTTTTCAAAAGACCCTATAAATGTGCTTAGATAGTCATCCGCAGGTGTTTGAGCCACCCCTCCCTCATCTTGCAAATCTGCTAATGGGATGGTTTTTGAGCTTGAATCTATTAGGTTATGAATGTAGATATTCCCTTGGCTAATGTCATACGTCACGTACCCTGACGGAATCCTTTTTATAGTCGTGCCGTCATCTATAAACACGGTAACCCCTTTTAAATATACTTTTACTGCCATCTTTTTTAGATTTTATTTCATTCAAAAATATATGGAATTTCTAAAATGACTTTTTAAGTAGCACGGGAAAAGCACGGGAAAAGCACGGTAGTAGCACATTAAGACCGTCGTATCTTATTGACTACTTTATCAGAAAACGTCACATTGAGCTGCGCTTTTCTGGTTTGTGGCAAATAGACTGGCTCTCCATTTTCCTCAATTGAAACGGGGGTGAATCTATAGCTATATGAATGGTTGTTTAGATTGTAGTCTGAAATACGAATATCGTCCGACATCAATAGAAAGTCGAAAATTTCTGAGGTTAAACATACAGGGATGAAATTAGTTTGAAACTTGTATTCATTAGTTTGTTTGATGGAAATTTGTCTCTTTTCGTAATCTCGATTCACGATATTATCCTCTTCAAACTTTGGGTTTCGTCTTCCAAAAAATCCTGAAACTCTTAAACTTGTCTCAAACCCTGAACCTTCAAAATTCACTCCAATATTTTCCAAATAACCATCCATCGTCACGTCTATCCTTGCCGTGGTGTTCGCTAGAGAAGATGAGTACTGGTAGAGATTGTAAACAAGGTATTCAATATCAACCGCTACGCCGACTACAACAACCCTTTTTAGAACTTTATAAGACCCAGAACCTAATCCTTGAAGTACTTTTTTCCAGTCTAATTTGAATGTTTTTAAATCTGGAAGTCCTGTGATTGAGTTGAAATCATTGTAAGTGCCGTAAGTGCTGTCATTTAAAACGTACTCCGTACTAGTTGCCGTGTCCACCATTACAAAATCACAAGTTTCAGAGGATATTTGTCGTTTGTGGAAAAAACCAGAAAAATCATTTTTATACGATTCTGTACTGGTTAGGTCTGCTAGCACTTTGTGCGAATAACAACACTCCTTAAAAACTTCGTCAGGCGTTTCTGCTTGCTGTGGAATGTCCACGAACAAAGCGTATGACAGGGTTCGCTCTTTGTGTTCGCAAAGATCACCACCGCAACTAAAATCACTTATATCTACATAAACAATATTTGATAAATTTTCTGCCATTTTTTATATGTTATATGTTATATGGACAAACGCCTGTTATATTCCAACCCGTGTTTCCCAAAGGGGCTAGAACTGTTATTTTTGCTGTGGAAGGTGATGGTAAATTTTTTGTAAAAATCAAAGAGCCTGATCCTGTTGACGGACTGCCAGTGTTTATATCTGCTGGATCAACGCCTGCTGCAATTAATTGAGCGTCATTAGAGCTATCTCCTACAAACCCTGTGTCAAATGTTTGTCCGTTCCATTCTATAATAAAACGATCTGGAATACTGTAAGCGTTGTAATTGATACCTGCAAAACCGACACCCGTACCAAAGTCTATCGTGAACGTAAAATTACCTTGCTGTCCTGAGCTGCTGAATTTGCCGTCACAAGGAATGACCGTTTCTAATATCTCAACCGCTGTTAATCCTGACAAGAAGCCGTTTATTAATTGATCTACAACCACCCCGTTTTCCGTATAGAAAAATTTCTTCTCACAGGTCAAAGGATTCCACTCAATGCAGTATTTTCTATAATATTTTGGATTCGTAAATACATTTACATTTAAGTCATTTACAACAACATTGAATTCTATTTTAAGAGGTTTTGTATAGTCAATATCAATAAAGAAAGCTCCTTTTTTTACTACCAAATTACCGTTTAAAATAGCAGGTTTTAAAAATCCTAATTGCATTATACCTGTCCCGTAATCACTTCCTGATGTAACAGATAGAGGTTTACCGCCATGGAAACTAGTGGCGGTGTCAAAAGTAAGTCCTAACTCATCTACAAAAGGGTTGAAGCTTTTAGGGTTCGTATTTTCTGATACTCTGTTGGTGCCGTCCAAGTCTGCATTAGCAAACTTCCATTCTAACAAAGGATTGCCTCCTAGAACATTATTTTCATTAAAAAATTCTGTTGTTAAAGTTTCCACGCCATCGACTTTCCACGATTCTAATTGAATCCCTGAAGATGCTGAAACTAAACTATCTTCAAGAAGTTGATCGACTACAAAGTAAGTTCTTACATCTTCTGGGCAATAATTAAAATCTGTAACCTCTAAATCTTCTAATCGTAATTCGTATTCAAATCCTGTTGTAATTGTGATTTTCAAAGTTAAAGGTGCGGATAATGAATTTTCTATTTTGTAAATTCTATCTAAAAAATAGTTGTGATTACTACCGATGGCTATCGCATCAAAAGAGGCGCAACTTTCGTGTAGTTTTTGAGTTCCTGCCCAAATTTCAAAAGTAGCCTCCATAGTCGTTGACCCTAAAAATGTGAGGTTTGCAGCTTCGATGTTGCATTTTATTTGAACTCGATCATTTGCATTGTCAAACGTTCCTAATTGCCGAGTGAATGTCCGTCCATTAGCGTCTGCATCTATAATTAGCTTACCCCCAGAAGTTTGTAGAACATTTAGAGAATCGTGCAACCAATTTACGGCATCGTTAACTTGATTGAAATCAACATCTAAAATCGTATTTATATTTTTATTGCACATTATCTTTCTTTTTCAATTGTCCAATTCGTGAATAAGGTGTAGTCTGCTGCGTGTAAAACAAGCCTTTCGCCGTATCTGTTGTTATTAGCGTCAATGTATTCAATCCAGCCATTAGTTGCTATATCTCCAATTAAGGGGGTTGCTGTTGTGTTAGAGGGTGACGGTTGCCATTGGAACACATTACCCTCAATTACAGTGCTTTTTAAAGCACTTCCAGAAGCTTTGTTGAAAAACTCAATTACACAAGGCTCTTTTTCTAATGGTTGGTAGGTGTAGTTTGAGTTGTCTACATTCCCTTTGACTGTAATTCGGTAAATAGCACCACCACCTGAATCCGTTGCTGCAACGTGTGAGATGTATTCTAAAAAACATGACCGCCCCACAAAGTCCTTGAAGTGGATTAAGGAGCCTGTATTTATAACTCCTAAAATAATACCTATATCATTTAGGTCTGCCGTCTGTTTTGCAACTGTCAACTCAAAAGCTGTTGTGTTGTTAAATGCGTTGCTATTCCACACTAATACACCTACGGGTACAAGTCCTACATTTGTATCGACTTGCGCTAAATAGGGTGCTCCTGTAAACTTTCCGACCTTTGTTAGGATGTCTTTTAAAAGAGTGTTGTGGTCTTGCGCTAATATCCCGCCAACTGCTGCGTTAGGGTCAATTACGGTGTCAACATCCCCTGTTGTGATTTTTAAATTATCTGCCATGTTTCAAAATTTATTATTCGTATTTGTCTTCGTATTTGTCTTCGTATTTTCCGTTTACAATAGTATTACTGCCTTCAGCCCAACACCCGATTCTACCTGTTATTTTGTAGAGTGCTGCATTTTCCAGTAAACTTGAATCCACCAAACAAGTTGCTTTTACGCTGTTTGCTGTCAGCAACTCAAATTTTAATTTCGTTTCACCGCTAACAGGTGTTAACGGATTGCCTGATTCACGCCCCCAAACGCTTGATAGTTGTCGGTATTCAAATTCCCCTGCTCCTTTGTCAATCTCCAAAGAGGTGACGGCGTACATTTTAGGGAAATCAAAATTCTCTGTCAAATGCGTATAGGTTATTTCTATCCTAGTGAACTCATTGTTTAACAGAACCCCCAACGGCTTGCCTGTCACTGGGTCGGTGCCTACGTTCAGAAGTGTGTTGGTTGCATCCCTGTAATACTTGTGATCCGTTGTAATGTTTAGATTTTCGTCATAATCATTAAAAGTAATTTCAAAAGTATTTTTGTAAACTTTAAACTCGTCATCTTCTATTGCATCCGTCAGTACAAAGAAATTTATTTTGTAATCTCCAGTCGCTCTTAAGTAGTCAAGCCAATCATTATTATAACCATCATTTTCGAGTGTATTGTTGTAAAACTCAATTGGCACGTTGTCTCTTTGTAGCCAATTTTCCCAACGTATTTTAGTTCCAAAATAAACCTTGTAGGCTGCCTCTGAATCAATATCGTTATTTTCGTCTCTTTGTATTTTAACCCAGTTTTTATTGTTTCCTATTTCTAGTTTAAAACCTCTAGTGTCATCAAAATTAATTTGCTGAACACCGTTTGTGTCCTTTGGGAAAATAGATAAATTAACGGGGTATTCTTCTAGTGCAAACGCAGCACCCGTAACTTCATTTACAACTTCATATCCAAAAATCATTCCACGCAAACTAATTCCTACATCTTTACTTAATTTAAAAGAAATTCTTGACAGAATATCGTCTTCAACAAAGCCAAAATACTTATCAACCCCAACAACGCTTTCGTTTTGTGGGTGTTCAATAAATTGATTTGTCATTCCTTGGTATTCTCCTGCGGGCGGAATTACCTTCAACATATTGGAGTAATCCACTAGCACGGACACCCTGTCGGAAAAGTTAATTGCAAGGTTATGATCTGCCACAGACACCCATATAATGTAGTTTCGATCGTTTTCGCTTTTGTTCTCAAAAAACTCTGTAAAAAAAGCGTTTGGAATAAAGGTCGCTTTGACTGTTGTTTTATCCGTTCCTGTTGGCTTAAACATTATGTCGTCTGTGGCTTTTAAATCCATTTTTGGATCTCCGCTGCTATAACCAGGGAATACGGTTGTACCTGTGTTTTCGTTGGAATTAAACGAGCCATTTACGTTTAATCCTTGAGAAGACACCTTTCCTGTATTCATAAAAAGGTTTTGATGAAATGGCGTTTCTTTGTTTTGATAATCCGCTTCATCTTGTGGAATCCATGCAAAACCAATATTAAATTCTGAGTTTGACGATAGGTTTTTAATTCCAGAAATATCAATCTCAATGTTTACGGGGTTTGCATAGTCCAACTGCTGTAAAGTATTTCCATCAGCGTCCGTGTAAGAGACTTTATCTAATGTAAAGTTGTTATCTAGCCCGTTGAAGTTTTCATCAAACCAACCTGTGTTCCCGAGACGTTCCGTGTGGTCTAGGTTATTTTTTATAACCGTGTTTGGATTGTTCCATTCGGGGTATAAAATCAACTCAAAGTTATCTGTCAACGAGCCTGCATTAAAGACGGTGCTTGGTGCGACTCTATCCTCTAAATTAGAAGGGTCTTCAAAGAAACTAGCAATCATAAAGTCGCAAGTAACCGTGTATTTATAAACTCCATTCACAGGGGCATTTTTGATAACTTGACAATTATCAATAGCCATGCCCGATTGAATCCCATCAGGGTTCATTGTGGCTGGAATACCTGTGGTAAGATTGTTGAGTCCTGCAAATGAAAATTCCGTGACACTTCCGTCAATAAATGAGTTTAGGTTGTCTGAGGAAAACGCTTCGTTGGTGATGTGGGAATATCGAAACTTTAAGCCTTCGGGCTCTTTGACTGTTGAGAATCGAACATTATAAATTTTAACGTTCCCTCTATCGGTTGGTATTATCTGGAATGGTGGTTTTAGAGGCTCGATACTAATATCTAAGTCATCAGAAGCGGCAAGCTGAATGGTGTCTCCAAACACATTTACAATCGTATATGTTCTGGTTTCATCAACCAGCCTAAAGGTGCCGTTATTGTTGTAATCATCTGCGAATGACCAATCGAATTTTAGTGAATCGCCAATGTCAAACCCGTAAGATTGCCACGACTTGCCATTATTCAGCTTGATTGTTTTGTTTATATCGTCAAGGGTCACTGTTTCACTAGAGGACGCTAAAAAGTCTATGGTTACATCAAACTCCACTCTGAGTTGTTGCCAATCTCCTACATTGCCAATGAGCCAATCCGTTTCTTGTGCGACTGGGTAAAACTGGTTGCGGTACTCTCTATTTGTTACTTTTACTCCCATTGTTATAGTTTCTTATTAAATCCTGTGCTTCCGTTCCTTTTCCTTGTTTTGCAAGTGCAATAGCCTTTTGTGTCAACCCTTTTAATCTTTCCACTTCTCTAGCATCATTGTTAGGCAGCTCCTTAATCAAGTCGTCAAGGGTGTTGTTCATGATACCTATCTGTATATTAGATTGTGCGGTTATTTGTTTTGATAACGCAATTAATTCTTCTGTACTCAACCCCTTTAAATCCATTATTCTACGTATTCAATTTTTAAATTGTTGGTGTATTTTTTTTTGACTCTATAATCCATTATAGCGGTGCCGTCTTCTGGTTTCCAAACAAATTTCTCAACTACAAACGGTTTTCCTTCACTGTCTGTTCCGTTGTTGTTTTCAAGCAACGAATCAAAGTCTTTTAATTTCATTGGAATGCGCTGACCTTCATACCTGTAATATTGATTGTGGTGTCCGTTGACTTCTGCAAAACTGTTGATGTAGTGGTAACGATCCCACAAGGAACGGGCTGACAATAATCCTCGTTGGTCTTTTGCTAGTTTATTACCTGTCATTACCACTATTTTAGGAGCGGTCAAAAAATGAGAGCTCAACAAAAGTGATCCTAATCTATTTTTGATTTGCGAAGCGAAATTAGTACCGCCCCCAAAAATACCCGTAATATTGTCCACGACTTGCCCTAATCCCTTTGCGACTTTCTCAATGTCGGTAAGGCTTGTTTTGGTCTTTCCTATTGAGAATGGAATATTAATTTGCGCTAGGTTCTTAATATTGACTAGCTTTTGATTCTGAACTGTTATAGGTGATGTAATGGCTTGAAATACCCGTCCTGTTTGGTCGTCTAATGTGTTCTGGTCTTGGGTGTCATACGCCCAAAAAATATTATAGTTTGAAATTATTTCACTGGTATTAAATTTAGGTCGGTCTAGCAACCGTTCTTGGTCGCTAAAAAAGTTAGGTATCTGGTAATTAGAAACGGTTTCAAAAGAATCTTTGCGCTCAAAGTGAAAGACTCCTTTTTTGATTCGGTAGTCTGCATTTAGTTGTTCCATAAAAACCCGAATACAGTCTCCAAATGTATAGACTGGATCGGAGTTGTTAGGGTGTCCCGTATCTCCCTTGTTGCCTTTGCTGTCTTTGGAGGGTATGTAAACCCAGTCCTTTAATTCGGTTAATAAATTGCTTTCTAATTGCAAATTAAGGTATTGACACCCACGCTCAAAAAGTGTTTTTACTCGAATGCCGTAATGGTCTCTTTTCTTTGGTAGTAGTTGCTCAAAAATTTCATCAATTAGCTTTTTAATTGCAATTGTGATAACAATTATATAGGCTATTCGTGCGATTGTTTTTAGAACAACTAAAATAAAATTCCCTAAATCCCATGCTGTGACGACACCTGCACCTACTCCGACGGACGCTCCAATAACGGGTGTTGAAGCATCTGTTGTATCTGCCACCGTATCTGCTAAACTTTGTACGTTCTCATATAATTCCTTAGTCATCATAAAAATAGACATGGACAATACGATTAACTGAAGCCCGTCAGGAACGTAATTAATCACGTAAGGTACTTTGACGTAATCACCGTTTGTAATGACTCCTTTATCTTTTAGATATGCAAAGCTAAATCCATCCGCCACATCGTTTAACCAATCGCTTCCTTGTTGTTTTTTAAGTGAACAAATCACCTCTTCGCTGCCTAAAAAAGTGCTGTCGTCTGCAAAATCTAAATAGCCGTCAAACACAAATTCCTGAGTGTTTTCGTCTCTTACTTTTATGGTGTAGGGTTCACCTTCAAATATTCCAACACCTCCCGTTGTGCCGTTTAACATACGCTTCATTAAATAGTCTTTGGCTTCTAGCACAAATTCTAAATCGGTGATATTTATATTGGCATCGTCTTTTTTATTGAGCCAATCCACGGTTATTTCAAGGTCTTGCCAATTGCGAGGCTCTCCAAAGTCTTGTCCGTTTATGTAGTGTCTAATTTCATTCATAACCTTGACTTATTGATTTTATAATGGTTACGAACTGTTTTATTTTTGGTCTTGACTGTTTCAATCATTTTTGTAACTCCGTTGTTTAGTGACACAAAGTCAAATGAGCTGATCGGCTTGCTGAGTATCGCTGCTCTTACCTCGTCCATTTTACGCTCCAAATTCTTGTTACTTTGCACCATCGGTACGGCAGTGGAAAAGCTTGAACGCTGTTTTGAAAAGAAATTACTATCTAATTGTCCTTTGCCTGCTAAATCTTTGAGCGCATAGAAATTGTCACGCCCCATGTTTGCCATTTCTTTTGTTGAAAAAATACCCTCTTTGCCTTCAACCATAATAGGAATACCACCCTTACTTCCTTGGTGAGATTGTCCTCTAAATATACCGCTTCTTGGAAGTTTGTCCTCTATAATTCCACCTTCTCCAAAACTTTGTAAACTTGCTGTAATACCCTCTATAACGGCTATACTTTTTAATGTTTTAACGATTGCAGTATTGGAATCCTCACCCTCTTTTAAAGAGCTTAAATTAGCATTGTAGGTATTCCAATAGGATTGTAGTTTCTGGATTCGATCCAGTCTCTTTTGCTGTTGGATTGCTCGTGCTTCTCGCTTGGCTAGTTCCTTTTGCTCAAAGGCTAGTGTATTGGTTAGTCCATTTTGCGCCCTTGCCTGTTGGTTGTCAACTGCTTTTTGTTGTTCGCTTAAAGCCTTTTTGGAGGCGTTTACAGATGCTTGCATATTTTTGGCTATCTCAACACCTACTTGTGAAAGTATTTGTTTTAATTCATTCCCAAATTCAACCCACGGGTCGGTTGGTGGTGGCTCAATACCTAAGTTTGCTAATTGCGCTTTGATTTGCTCAATCTCAACTTGGAATTCCGTACCAAATGCTGATAAGTATTCTAGGCGTTTTGTTAAGTACTCCCTTTGTATTCTTATAAATTCCTTATTCTTAAATTCTTCATACGCTTTTTGAGTTTTAAACTGCCCACGCTGTTGTTCTATTTTAGCTTCATCAATTGCCCTGTCGTCTTCAAGCGTCTTTAGATTTGCTTTTAAATTAATACCGTCAATTACGGCGTTCGAACGCTTTCCTTCTGCGGTTTGTAGTTCTAATTTTTTAGCTAAACTAATTTGTTCGTTTTTCAGTATTTCATCCAATACTTTTTTAGACTTCGCTTTCTCTAATTGAATTTGACGAACGGTGTCGTCCTCGATTAAACTACGCTCTAAGACTTGAATTCTGTCCAGTGCGTCCAATCGTTCTTGGTAGAACTTATCTCTAACTTCTTGGATTCTACTTTGTTTCTCTGTTTCTAGTGCTTCCCGTAAATCCTTCTCAACTTGTGAATTTCCTTTGATGACTGCTATCTCACGGTCAAATTTTCGTTTGGTTTGCTGTATTTCTCTGGCTTCGTCATTTTTAATTGAGCCGTCTTGTAAGTCTTCTAAACGTCTTCTTAGTAATGCAAGTTCCTTTAAGCGTTTTTGGTATAGTTTTTTTAACTCTGCATTGTTTTTTTCTGTTTGAACATTTAGGTTTTTGTCTATTGTATTGAGTTGGTCATTAAGTTGAGAAATTTCTTTGTTTCTTGCTTCTATAATTCCTAATATAGCCCCATTCCCTCTTTCGGTTTCCCTGATAAGGTTGTTATTTTCTGCTACCTTACTCCTTACTGGGTCTGTGATAGCTCGCCCAAACGCCTTGGCTTGCCCTCTAGAGCCTGCGTTAATCGCTAGTTGGTTTAAATCGTCTTGAAGTTTTTTACTATCTGCTAATCTTTCGTTGACAAATTTCTTATTATTAGCCAAGACATTGTTTTGGGAATCAATTATTTTTTGATTGTTCGCAATTTCTTCTAGTAGAATATCCTTTTTACGCTCTATGAATTCTTTATCTAATTTTGCTGCATCTTCCCCTTTTGCTTTTCTTAACCTAATCTCTTGTTCTAGATTGCTTACACGCTCGTTTTGTGTCTTTTTTTCTTCTTGAATGTTAGCCGTTTCAATATCAAAACTTTCTTTCTTAGAATCATTAAATGCTTTTTGTGCTTTCTGTGCTGCGGTGGCACTGTCCCTAAATGCAAAGTAGGCGGTTACGGCTGCTGCCAGTAATGCAACTAATAAACCTATCGGGTTCGCTTTTACGGCTGTGTTAAACGCTTTTTGCGCTGCGGTGGCTGCGGTTGTGGCTGCGGTTTTTAAGTTGGTTGCTAAAGTTGCTCCGTTGTTCCAAACAATACTCGCTTTGGTGGCTAAGTTTGCCACTTTTATCGCAAGTGCATAAGAAATGTAGGTGGTGGTTGCAATTCCTATAACTTTGAAAATAGTTTCTAAATTTTCCGCTAAAAATCGAATACTACGACTTAACGTATTACCCCCATCGGTGGCATCGTTCATTTTTAATACAAAGCCTTCCCATGCGCTTGTTAATAACTTAATTGAGCCGTCTAAGGTGTTAAGTTCTTTGTCTGCCATAGACTTGGCTGTACCTGCTGCATTTTGCAAAGCAATATCTAACTCATCAACCGCCTCGGTGTTGTTAGCTATTACAAGTGCTGATATTGCAGCACGTTTTCCAAATAAGGTGTTTGCTGTTTTTAGTTTGTCCGTACTTTTACGGACTTGTTCCAATGCATCTTTGTAATCGATTCCACGTTTAGAGGATTCAATAAATATGTTTCTTAATGAAGTTGCTCCCGAACTTGTGTCAATCCCTGCATCTGCCAATTTCCCTAATGTAGCGGTTACGGTTGTAAGCGGTACATTCAAGGCGTTTGCAGCACCCAAAACAATTGGAAGTCCTACACTTAACTTTTGAAAATTCAAAGCGCTGCTTGCTGTTGCTAGTGCTAGGGTGTCAATAATCTCTGGGGCGTTTGTTGCGCTTAAATCGTCATAAGAATTTACAACGGCACCGACTAATAAAGCGGTTTCGCTTAACTCTGCATTCATCGCAATAGAACCTTCGATTGTTGGTTCTGTAAGTGCTAGTATTTCACTTTGAGTAAATCCTAAACGGGCGTATTCCGTTTGTAATTTTGCAACTTCACCTGCTGTTTTTACGGTAATTGAGCCTAATCTTTTCGCATCCTCTGTTAGTTCGCTTATTTCTCCTTTTGTTTTTTGTAGAACCCCTGCTAATGTGGCGTTTTGCTTTTCAAAGTCTCTAACAATACTAACAGTGTTTTTAAGAAGTCTAAACGCCCCAAAAAGCCCTAAAGTAACCCCTGCCGCTTGTGCAACGCTAATAAGTGACCCTCTTAGTTTTCCTAATCCCTTGTGGTATGCTCCAACTTGACGGCGGTTGTCTCCCGTCCGTTGTTCGAGTTTTAAAAGTTCTGCATTGAGATTTTTTTTAGATGCTGTTAACCTCTTGCCTCTTTTGGTGTTTTCGGTTTCGGCTCTGGTAAGTTTAGCCCATCCAATTGTTACAAGTGCTAATTTTGCTCTTAGATTTTCAATTGAGCCTGCTTGTGTGTTTTTGATTTTTGCAACGGCTCTGGCTTCTACATTTGCTTTCCTTGTTGCTTCCCGTTGATTTGCAATTGCTTGACGCTCTTTATTGGTTAGTTCGGTTGATTTTTTAGTAGCGTTGTTCAGTGCTTTCTTAGACTTTGTCAACGCTTCTTTACCTGCTTTTAACTGTAAAGTTTCTGCATACAGGGCACGAACTCCTTTGGTATCGTTTACTTGCACGACACGGAGTTTGCCCTCCAATTTAGCTGCGGTGGCTTCCACCACCTTTTCAAGTTGCTGTATATCGGTAATGGCTTTTTTTATCGCTCCATCGTCACCAATGATTCTACTATACGGGATTATTGCCTCTGCCATCTTTGTTTTTTTTGTCCTTTAAATAATCCAACAACGCATAAAATTTAAAGGTTGTTAATTCTCTTACTTTTATACTGGTGTGCTCTAAAATTGAGAAAATAAACTTCTCAAAATCCACCTCCATCTTAATCTCCATGTTCCCGTCCAGATTAATGTTCCAAACGTTTGGGCTTTGCTCTGTTAGCAGCTCCTTTTCTAAGGAGTTGAATTTGTTTAAACTATCCTCATTGTCACTTTTTACATAATCTACCATCGACTTCATTTGGTTGATTAAGAGAGCGTTTTCCTGTAAATCATTGTTTTTAAAATGATGTGGAAAGTATTTTTCAAGTACTAATTCTATTTTTTTTTTACTTCATCAATTACCTCGTCCATCATCTTCTTTGTGAAACCAATCCTATCCAAGTCGAGTTCAACCTCCTTTAAGGTTTCAGAATCTATGCCGTGGTATTTTTTGCCGTCAATACTTTTTACCAAAACAACTAAGGCTTTGTTTCTAGGGGTGTATTCGCTAAGGCAATTAAACACGTTTTGCCTGTTGTTTTCCAATTCTTTAAGAGCCTCTGGTTTTAGATCGCTGTTTAGGAATTTGATGGCTTTTTGCATTCGCTTGTCATAGTCTGAAATAGAGCTTCCAACCTCGTTGTCGATCATTAAAAATTTATTGAATTTTTGATACCTGATAATCGGTAGTGTTTCTGGGCTGTCGTAAAATTCAACGGAGTGGCTTCCTACTTTTGTTTTCATGGCTGAAATTTAAGGGGAATCCTTTTTTTATGTTTTTAAGTAGCACGGGAAAAGCACGGGAAAAGCACGTTGGGAGTGTTTAAAGTATTTTTTATATATTTACGCCCTAAAACCCTACTTATGAAGAAATTACTTGTGCTTCCAGTTATTACCATCCTTTTCTTCTCTTGTCAAGATAGTTTAGAGTCAAAAATAGAAAAACACTACTCAAATAAAATCCACGACCCTAATAGTTTTAGTTTTGTTGAGATTATAGAAATCAAGGAGATATATTCAATTGATGAACTTAAAGAGGATATTAAGTATAACAGAGATCAGTTAGAAATATACAAAGGCTTTACAAGTATAAAAAATTACCCACATATTAAAACTGGAATTAAAGAATATACAGTCCAAATTAAGGAGCTTGAAGTTCAAATAGAAGATATGAAGAGCGGTATTTTAGAAAATTCACTTGAAAAGTATGAGGTTGAATTTTCATACCGTGCAAAAAACACCTTTGGGGCTTTGATTCTAGATACCGCAACAGCAACCATACTTGCGAGATACGGTAGAGAAAAATATGGTTTAATTCTTAAAATTGAGGATTAGAATAAGTAGTAACTTATATTTAATTAAATGGCTGAATTTTGCAAAACGTGTGCTGAAGAATTAGGGCTAGAACCTGACGAAAGACCCTTGCTTTGTGAGGGGTGTGGTCGGTACTTTGAGAAAAAACCCTTAAATAAATACACATGAAAATTATTAAATTATTATTGATTGCCTTGCTAGTTTCTTGTAACGGCAATTCAAGGCAAAAAGAACTAACTGCATGGATGGATGGCGGTAACTTGCATTCTGTTAATATTGATACTTGGTTAAACGCTACTGAAAGCAATAAACTTGCTACTTGTGCTGATTTTTTAGCGACCTACATGAGTAGAAAGAGTGCAAATTTTTCGGTTTTAGATAAAAAATTTAGAAAAAAAGCTGAAGCACTTAAGCTGTGTATTGACGTTGAGCTGTATGATGTTGATGGGTCAGAAAAAGTAACGGCCACTGTGGTAAAATGTTTAAAAAAACAACCCTAACCTCTTTTAATAAAATTACTTAGTGCAGCTACCATAATAGGGGTGCAAAGGTCTTTCAACTCTGGGGCAAAAAATAAGAAAGATACTATTGTGGTGACTGCTGCTAGGTGGTGTTCAAAACAGAACTCACACTCGGATATTTCGTATAAGATTTTAGAGTTCCATTTATTGGCTAGTGTTCCTAATTTGTAAGGCAATTGGTATTTTTTGGCTATCACAAGAAGCCCCCAAAACACTAAGAATATAAATATAAATTTTTCCATTACAATTTTATTAAAAGATCAGCCCTTTGTTGAGCTGTCAAAGCATTAAAAACGGTATTGTCTGAAAAGTCCAGTGTTGGTAGTAATAGTTGCAGTATCTCGCTCTGGCTGATGTTGTTTGGTATTGCTGTATTGCGCTGCAAAGTCACGGGACAATCCTCCTGAAGTGTTAATTTACAGTTGAATCGAAACCCTCCAAACGGTGCCATTAGATAGTTCTCATTTTCCTCTAAACTGAACTCTCTGTATATTTCCTGAAATTCTTGTACTACATTTTCAATCTCTAATTGATACCAAACTCCTGTCATTTTACGTGTCAATATTTCCCGAACGTCTCGGATCAAGTGCTGCGTAAATATTTCAGTGGTTAGTAAAGGATCGTTTATTTTTTTGAGGTTGACCCAAAACACCATCCCTAAATCATAGCTCAAATAGTTGTGTTCATTCTGGTGAAAATCATTTTCCTCTTTACCTACTACAAAGAACGCCATCCCTTTTTTATCATTATCTGGCGTGACTCTGTGGTAACTGTATTTAAGCCCCTTTTTACCAACGTAAACCTCTGGAAAATACAAATACTTACCATCCTTTCGTTCTATATGTCTATATGCTCGTGCATAGTCATGTGTTAACCAATTTAGATTGGTGTCTAACTTTGCCTGTATGTCTTGAATGACCGCATCAATTTCAATGGGTTGTAATTTTGTAGGGATGTCAGGATTTTGTAAAGTAACCATCTATTGCTTTTTTAAGTTCTGTGATTAAATAAGTATTTGTAAAGTCTTCTAAATATCGTTTCTGGATCCCTAACATTGCTTTTCCGTAACGCCTGATGACGTGTTCTCCATAGTCAAGAGTCGAGGTTATTTTAAATTGTCCATCTTCTGCAACAATCTCTAAATTAGCGTGGAATTCACCCGTGAAATGGGTATCCACATACTTCACTTGCAACCCTCTTTTGATTCTAATTTTTTTGTAAGGATTGGAGTAACTAGGACTTAATTTCTTTCCTTCGCTGTCTTCTCCTTTTTCATCTAATTGCTTTAGTATATTATAATTCTTAATAACAAAGCCATACTTTGTAACGGTATCCCTAATTGTCTGGTCTATCAAACTAGGCAGCCTGTCTATGAGTTTTATTTCCTTTGCAAATACCCCCATTACGCAACGCCATAGCGAACCCTATTTTTTTTAGTGCAAGGCATACAGTCCTTAGAAAGGCTGTTAGTGTCTATATCGATTGCCTTGACGGCTCTATCAAGCTGCGTGACTATCTTAGTGTGATAGGTGTCTTTATCCCCTTCCAAGTCTCTTATAATTAAATTCTTAAGATTTTCCTCAATGTAATTAATCTGCTGAGAAAACTGAATATCTCTTAGAATTAGATAAGTCACTTTTAGAGCCAGTGCGTTTTTGAGTAGCATTTTGTGTTCACATAAAAAATCAGAAAGGTCGCATTTTACGGACACATTCAAATTCATACCGTGATTGTTATCGTAAGTGCTAAAAGCTGCGTCTAACTCAAATACGGTCTTATTGGCATTGATAGACGCTGCTGGCACATATATTGGCACTACAGATACATATTTCTTAATGGTGTTCCAACGGCTGTAATCTCTTCCTCCGTTACAGGTGCTGCAAAACCCTGTTTTCCAATTCATTTTCTTATACTGAATTGCCTGACCTGTAATGTCATCTTGATAATACCCCACAAACCACGAGCCTCCAGACATATCGTCATTATTAAAGCTTAAATCAATCTCTGTGTCCATCCACCCCCATTCTAAACCTTTTGTAGATGTAAATGGTAGTATCTGTACGGGATCAACTTTTGATGAATGATAGACGTATATATTTAAAGCTGTTTGTGGTAGTGTGAATTGAAACCCTAAACGGTTAATGATCGTTTTTACTCCAATATCGGAGCTTTCTTTTATTTTGAAACCAACGAAACGACCCTCGTTAATAATGGTGTCGTTTGCCCATCCGTGTCCATTAATGATGGTGCCGTTTCCTAACAACTCCCGAGAGAAGTCGTTTAATTTTTTTTCAGTGAATATTTGATTCCCTAATTGGGTTATTCCTGTACTAATTTTTTCAGTTAAGTAGTCGCTTAACGATCTGCCTTCTGGTAGTGATGCTTCAATCAAATCAAGCCTTAAAGCTGGGTGGTAATCTCCGTAATACTCACCGCTGTCTGAATTGTTTAAAGTTGGTGTAAGTGCTGATATTTCAGTTAAATCAAAATGATTTTTCCATCCGAGAAGATTTTGTAAACAGTTTTTAAGTATAGATGCTTTGAACATATTTTTATATTTTAATTAAAAAAAGCCCACCCATTACAGGCGGGCTCTCCAACAAAAAACCCAATGTTTTTAAGTTAAAAACTCAAATTTCTTAATACCGCTCGCTTTCGTAGAAGGGTCGCTGTTGTATGGTGTTAAGTAAGCAATGTCCAAAGATAGTTGCCATCTCTCTACAGTTGTAGCGTCTAGGTGCTCTAGTCCTGTTGTTCCTGATAAATCCTCACAAGAAGACTTGTACTGAACTCCAATATCTAAACCTAATTTACTTAATCGCTCTGTGCTCCATTCGGTGCCGTCCGTTGTTTTATTTCCAGACAGTGAATCCGCATTGATGCGTGTTAAGAATCCAAAAGAATTTTGCGGCATAAAGAATGCTGTTCCTAAGGCGGTTGCAGCATCTACAACTCGGTTAGAAAATGTGAATTGCTTGCTACCAAATTGGTAGTTTAAATTCTCGTCATTCGACCCCCCTTGATTGATGTAGTGATTCACTGGTGGAATCAATCCTGTTGATCCAATTACCACATGCTCTTCTGAATCGAAGTCATCTTTCATTTGGATTGCGTCCAAATAATTGAAAAACTGCTCTTGATCTCCTGCTGCGACTTGCAGGGTGTCTCCTACTAATGGGAATTTCTTACCCGCTCCAATGTATCCAGAATTGAATACCGTTGATTTGTCAGCGTCTAATTTGGCATAGATTGCGTTTTCAATCGCCTTTCCAAATGAACGCTCAATACGTTCTAATTTTTTTCCGAAGTCGGTTAAATAACTTACTTCGTTTTTTCGATACTGTTCCTTAATCATGTGAAGATCAGCCGACATAGTTAACCAATTAACCTGAACAAGTCCAGATTCGCTAGTTAAGTCACCAATAGTACAACTTCTTGCACTGGCAATAGTGACATCTCCTGTGTCCTTCATTACAGGAATCTTAAGGATTCTGCCTTCAGATACCTTTGCTTGTTCAGCAATATCTGGCGTCACAATAGATTGTGGGCTGTTTGACATGTTTTGGATTGCTCTTAACAATCCGTATTGTGTCCCTCTCCATTCTTGTCCGTCAAAACGGTTTGGGTACATAGCTCGTAGCTCTTGTTTGTACGTTGCAAATAAACTCATCTTTTTTTTTAGTTTAAATTATTAATTCAATGATAGTTTTGAAACTTCGTACTCTTTTCGTGCGCCATCAATAAGCTTATTCCACACCTCAGATTCCTTGGCAACCCCTTGGGCTGTGAGAACTTCTGCGGCTTTGTTATAGAATTCAGACCTAGTGCTAAACTCGCTTCGATCGAGTGCTAGTTTCTTTGTTGCTGCGTCCCCTTCACCAACGGTTATTATATTCCCCTTATTACCAGTAGGTGCATTCCCTCCGCCTTGTGCAGGCTTCTTGATTACACTTGCTAATTTTGTTTCCCAATACTCTTTTGGAGTGATTGGTTTGTATTGATCGTTCAGCATTGGTGTGCCGTCCTCTTTATGCAATATTACTTTGCCTTCAATCACTTTTGCGTGATTAATTATAGAGTTGCTATGCACTTGTTTAAGTGCGTCCACTGCTTCTTGCGGTACTGAAAATTCTAAACCTGATAACCCAGAATTTAAAAAGCTTTTTACTTGCGTGTTTAGTTGCTCTTTTTGTAATCCTGTCAACTTGGTTTCAAACCCTGTTCTCTCCGTGTCCCATTTAGACACTGCCTCTTCATGTGTTTTTTTCCAATACTCACTTTGTCCACCTTCCTTCTTTAAGGTTTCTATTTGGGCTTCAAGCTCTTTAACTTTTGTGTTTGAGCCTTTCCCTGCTTTGAGTGTTTTTAATTCACCCATCTTTTGCTTGATGAATTCATACGTCTTAACCTCGTTTGGTCTTGCCTCTCCTAAGGTTGTCAAGATGTCATTGTCAAGGTCTGAATAGACCTTTGCTAAACGTGGCTTAATTTCTTGCTCAAAATGAGCATTCGCATGATTGGTAAGTAATTCTTTACCTTCATCTGTTGTTTGAATGTGCGCTATTACCCCTGTTAACGCTTCTTTGTCTGTGGATAGAAAATCCGTTACTTCTTTTATGTTCATAATTCCCCTTTATGATTGTTAATTATTAATTGTTTTTAATCCACTCTCTTACAACCTCTCTAATCTCTGTTACCGAGGCTTTTTCGACTAATTCAATTTCATTTTTAATAGCAAATGCACGTATTTGATCGCCTATTGCTTTGTCAATATTGAATTCATCCTCTAGTACTTCTGGTAATGTCGGATCGTGCAAAATATGTGCTTCCGTATATCCCAACTTAGGGAACTGGTCTTTGTTCACGTCAAAACTCATTTGATTGAACTTTTTTAACACAACCGAATGTTTGAATTCCTTTGTGCTGTAATCGGCTTTTGATTCAATGAAAAGAAGGTGGTAGATTTCTTTATCACATTCGTTGATTGTGGATGGAATAAGTTTACTAGGTATCTTCTCCTTTTCCAGTTGCTTCTTGACTATCTCTAGTCGGTTTGGCTTTAATGTACTCATCGCTATAGTTGTTTAAAATGTTACGTATGTTGTTTATTCTTAAATTTAATTCTTGTTCTTTCCCAAATTGCACTAACGGTGCCTGTTCTCGTTCAAATCGATCAATGAAGCTTATAAGCCGTCCTTTTAGAAAATACTCTTGCTCTGTTATTAAACCGCTTTCGTGCCTTAACTGAGCCACATCCATCGTTTCGTGAGGTAAAGGGTCGAGTAACTTTATAAGTTCCAGTCTGGATACCTTGCTAGGGTTACCTCTGTATTTGGTAGCAATTAGTTGCTCATAGATCATATCAACCTCTTCAATTGGTAAGCCTATTTTCTTAGCTTTCTCGTACCGTTCCTGAAGTTCTAATTCCGTAAGTAAATAGAATTCAGTGCCAAAATTAGCACTCACTTTCACCTCTACATCTGCTCCCGATTGTAGTTTAGCAACTGTTGTAACCATCCATCGGTACAACTCGTCAAGGTTTGATTTGATTTTTAAAAGCACATTCTCACGGCTTTCAAAACTCCCTTTTACTTGCAACTCGTTGACAGCTTCTTTGTTGATTGTGTTATCAATTCCTACCGTTTTAAATCGGATGCTTTTTTCAATATCGTCCGATTTGTTTTGAAGGTAAGTCATACTTGACGTGTCTGGCGTAATCATTCTAAAAACACCTGCACTGTCTGGGTCGTCTTTCGTGTCTTTTGCGGGGATTTCTACTACAATCCCTGGCCCCATAATTTGCTTATCTATACAGGATGGGCAATTCACATGCTTGTCTCTAAAAACAGGTACGCCATCTTCAATATACTCACTAGTTTCTGTAATGATTCCATTATCACAACCATCATAATCACAAACGTCTTTTACCTTTTCAATAATTGGAAACGGCACGTAATGATCTCCATAGAACTTGTAGAAGTCAAACAGTTGCCATTCTCTAATTTTGCTTAGTGTAGATGAAAATGGAATCTTTCGATTAAAAGAGTCTTTAGAATTCAAACGGTCGCTGATAAACATCCTTGCAGGGCATACGCCTGCTGTATGTGAAATATCGCTTTCTAGCGTGTATTCTCCATCTTTAGCCTCTAAAAATATACGGTAAGCAAACGCATCATAGAACGCCACTCGCTTAATCTCATCGTCTTTACCGTAATTCTCAATAGAATGTATAAATGAAATGTATTCAAGTGTAGAATCGCCATTAACCATGCAGTCAATTAAGCGGTCGTTGTTTATTTCTAATAAATAAGGTGTCCCATCTTCTAACTTATCAATCGCCACAACGGTGTTTGGTTTATTTTTTAAAACCTCTCGACCTACTTTCTCAATCCATTTTACAGGCTCAATTGTGTTGATGGTTTCGGTAAGCTTGTCACCCCCTTTATTTTTGGGTAACTCAAAGTCAAAGAACGTGTTTCTGGCGTTAAATACTTTGTATAGGTCTGCTAGAATACCTTCGGTAATATCAATTGACGCTAATGGAAACGCAATAAATTGCTTTATTTTTTCGCTTCTCTTTTCGGTGAAAATGTCGTCTAAAAAATTAATGACTTCTTTCCAACCGTGTTCGTTTTTAATTTCCTCTTTGCTCTTTGGCTCTGTGAAAACTCGTAAACGACTTTCGTACTTTTTACCCCTTTCTATCTGCGTTTGCAGATTTGGGCTTTTTAGCAACTCCTTTACTTGGTCGTCTGATAATTTCATTGGCTTTGAACTCGTGTTTTGTGTCGTCTGCTATTACCCAGTCTTTACTGTTTCTACGCAAAAGAGCAAGGGCGTGATCCATGTTGAAATCAACAATAGCCTTATCCCTTACTCTTTTTAGTTTAATTATTGCCATTACAGGTCTGTTAATGCGTTAAAATCAGCAGGTGTAATTTCTACTAAGTCTTCAGACCATCCAGCAGCTAATGAAAATTGAATTTCATTAACATCCTTTGTTCCAAATCCTTCGTTTGTTCGGTCTTTCACTCCTAATGCTTGCACAGGAATACCAGTAGTTACGGTTGCTGAAACTTTTTTACCAAAAATTCTTCCATTTTGGTTGATTAGGTAAACATGAAGTGGGTCGCACATTAATTTCTTAAGTGATTTCTCTTGCTCTGGCGTGATGCTTCTAAACATTCCTGTAACCGCTGAAGGGTTAGTTCCGTTAATTTCTTCTACACCGTTTAGAGTTGTATTATCTCCACCACCTTCAGTAATAAAATCACCTGCTGCAATTTTAACATCTCTAATGAAAGGCGTAACAACCGCTTTTGTGTTGTCGGTAGCAGCAATAAATGTATCCCAATCTGCTTTTAGCGTTGGGTCGGTTGGTGTTCCTGCTGCAGTATCAAAAGAGCTTCCTATTTTCTGGAAAACTCCCTTCTGAAGTTGCTTTAAATCAAAGGAGCAAGTACTTGCTGGTATTGCTTCTAAAGTTGTGCTTGGGCAATTACATAAATCCATCTTATCTTTTTTTAAAAATTATACTTAATTGACCCAAAAATATAGCCTTTTGTAAGTATTCATTTTTAAGTAGCACGTAAGTAGCACGGGAAAAGCACGTCAATACTGACGATACGTTGTAACCCGTTTTCTGGTGGTTAGTTTCTTGAATGCGTAACGACCTCCGTCTATACAGTGATTCCAGTCGTCTATTGGAATGTTCGCTTTTTTATCCGACCAAACATAATTATTGAATTCATCTTTAATGTTCGAGCTGCCTGAGTCAATTATATGCTCATAATCTTGCATTGAGATTAAGCCCTCACGTATGCCGTTTGGTGGCGTGGTGTAGCCTATAATGTTTAAACCTCTTTTCTTAAGCTCGAAAACCAAACGCACTTCGTGACCGTCTGCCATTATTAACTCCTTCTTTCCAGTGATCGCTAAATTATGACTATAAATCTGGTCTGTGGTCATGTGTGTTTTGTGGAGATATTCCTTCCAATACATTTTCTTTCGCTTGATGTCAACCGCTATCTTAACAAGGGTTGTGGGGTCATTACTGAACCCAAAATCTTGCCCGTAACAGTACGGAAGCCTGTCGTCAAACTCTCCTTCAGTATAGGTGAAGATAACCCCTTCTGCTTGGTCAGCCCACCTACCAACGACCTTAAAGGCGTATTTAGAAGTGTTCCAGAGTTGTTTTTTTTCAGCGTCTGTAGTGCCTTGGTTACGCCTTGAAATTGCCTGATTCCTTAGATCTTCAATATCTTGCAAAAAGTCTTTAGAAACGTTTTCTTGATTGTCTAAATAAGTAGTGTGGATGTGCTCCACTTGTGGGTGGGTGCTAATCTGAACGTCCACGCCATCAACCTGCACAATCTTATGTGTGTTTTTGATATACTTCTCATAAACCCAATGATTCGAGTTGGTGGGATTCATGATGATTATAATTCTGTTTTGAACCCCTTTAGTTCTAATCGATAGTCTTAGTTTATCATAATCATCCTCGCTCACCCATTCCTCTGCCTCATCAACTACAAAGGTGGTGAGTCCTTGTATGGACTTTAGATTCGCTGTCTGATTCCCTTGCGAGGTGTTGATACCTCGAAACATTAAAACACTGTTTGACTTTGTGTTTATTATTTCTTTTTTGGTTGTTTTGAAGTATTGAGACGTTCCTTCTAGGTTTATCTTTTCTTGGAACTCTGGTATAATAGATAACTCTGCTGAAGTTAAGGTGAACCTTGAAAAAAGTATCTTGTGACCCTTCTCAAATGTTAATCGTTCTAAAAAAGTGGAAGCGTTAAACGACTTGGCACCCCCACGCCCTCCTGTTAAGAGGATGATTCTTTTGTCAGTTTGGTATAATGGATCGTAAACGGACTGCGTTTTAATCATGCCTTGTAATGGAGTTCAAATCGTTTTTGAGGGTCTTTGTTCTTAGTGTCTGTTATAGTGAAGCTGTGAATACCATGGCGGTCTAGTGCGTAGCATTCTAATAAGTAGTTTAACAACACGCTGTCTGAGAACCTTAGAATATTGCGACCGCTGACTTTGTTAAGTGAATAGTTTCCCTCTTCGGAGTCTTTCCACACCCTCGCTATTTGAGTTGAGTTGTTAAACGAGAACATAAGCCCGTCACCAACTGAAACATCAAGAATTTCATTTGCTTTGTAGGATAATGCAAACGAAGCCTTTGATGCACTTACTTTAAGAATAGGGTCGCTCTTAACTTTATTCTTCTTGATCCTTCTCACTATTACTACTGACATTGGTTGAGGTGTTTTTATTGATCCATGCGGTTATAGGCACTGATTCGCCTGTTGGGTTAACGTCTATCTCTTGCTTAGGCTTGCCGTCCATCTGCTCCATTATCATTTGAATACTCTTAATACTATCACCGCCCTTACTACTCATAGCCCAACTTGTGAGCTTCATTGCTAACTGCATTTGGGTAGGTAATACCATTGTGACACTCCCGTCATCGTTTACTTTAGCTATTTGTTTTGCAGGAATAGTTATCTGCCCGTCCTTTTCCATCAGCTCAACTAACTGTTTTCTGATAGAAGGCTTGCGCCCTCCCTTAGTGGGGTCGTTGTGTGGGAAACGTGTATCTTTTCCTATGTCTGGGTCTGTTCCTATTTTTGCCATATCAAGCCGTTTTTAAGCCGTTTGTTTTGATTTTATGCTGCTTTTCTATATTCTTTTCCGTTTATTTTAATTGATAAAGTTTCATCAAGATTTAACATTCTGTCTATGATAACTTGACAATACTTTGGTTCTAACTCCATTCCGTAACATTTTCTTTTAAGTTGATGTGATGCTACCATTGTAGAGCCACTACCTAAAAACCCATCAAAAATGACATCCCCTTTTACGTGGTCTTGTATTATTTCAGACAAAGTTCTTATTGGTTTTTGTGTTGGGTGTACTCGTTTTTCTTTCTCGCCTTCTCTAATCATTCCGTTCCATAGTTGGTCGTATATTCTTATTGGAGTATGAAAACTGCACCAAGCCATTTCTCCGTCAGCGAAAGTATTTCTTATCTCTGTATTTGCTCTTTTATTCCAAATTAGCCAGCCATCACTAAAAGGCAAAAAATCAGTAAAGTAATTTCCTCCCCAAATAATAAATTTATCCATCCCTAAAGAAATACAAGTGTTATAAAAAGACTTTGCAGTTATCGTTGTGTCATCTGCTATAACTTTAGAATACTTCCCTTTTTTAGCAATACCAAAATCAGCACCGACTTTTTCATTTTTAACAATGCTTATTCCATAAGGTGGGTCGGTAAAAACCATGTCCGCCTTCTCCCCATTCATCAGCTTTACCACTTGGTCGCTGTCCGTACTATCCCCACAAAGCAATCGATGCTCTCCTATTTCAATCAAATCCCCTAAAACAACATCAACTTGCATATCGTCTGGCTCTGTATAATCGTCCTCAACTGCTTCAATCTCATCTTCTAGTAATTCGATCCCCCAATCCTCTAACATTTCAGTAGGTAACTCCTCTTGCATTATTTCAAAATCCCACTCTAAGTTTGCCTCTGACGTTTTATTGTCTGCTAATGCCATAGCCCGCCCCTGTGGAGTGTCTAAGTCTATATCGTCTCTCTGAACTACAACTAATTCGTCTGGCATTGCTTTCACTATTTTTACTTTTTCAAACCCTAATTCCTTAAAGTTCTCGGTAGTTTTATTTCCTGCTATTATCTTAGCGTTTTTATCCACTAAAATAGAACGACCTGTGCCGTGTTCCGTTATGGATTTTTTTATTAGAGATTTCCCTTGCTCATTTCCTTTATTGAAATTCTGTTTATCGAATTCCAAGTCATGTACCGTCTTTATTTTCTTCATTTGTTGAGTTTTTTGGTTTCAATTACTTCGTTAATAATTCGTTCATCCATGATTTATGGAACTCATACGTTTGTTTTGATTCTTCATAAACGTATTGTTCAATACGAGCATTGTCACTCATGTTACCACTTCCCTCAAAAATATAATGACCAGTTTTCATTTTAACAGCAAGCACCTTGCTGTGGTTGTGAGTATATACATGGCTGCATTGTGTGTTTTGGTCGCAAAATTCTCTTAATTTTATTGCCCATTTTTCTGGTTTTTTTGTTTGGTTAAAAAAGTTAGAAATAATAAAAGTTGCTTTTTGAATTTTACCGCTCTGAATTAAGTCTATTAAGCTGTCAACAGTTGGTTGATTGATTCTGTAGATAGCTAAATGCATTTCTATTATTTGTTCAGACTGCAACAAATGAAGAATTAAAGCGTATGCATTAAATTGCTTTTCGGTTATTATTCTATATTGTTGATTTTTTTTTGGTCTCTCGCATAAGTCAGATAATGCCTTAGCTTTTATATAATGAATGTTGTCGTTTTTAACAACACGCTTTAACGCCCGTTGTTTTAAAATAGTCTCCCTTGATACCTCAACACCATCTTGAGTAATGACGTCTGGCTGATCTCCCCATATTCCTAAATCAAAATTGTTGTCTGATTCTAAATTCATATATCTTTTTTTAATTTAACAGTTTGTAGCAAATAAGTGTAATTACAAAGCCTACCGTACACCACGCTATAATGTTATTAGAAGTTTCTTTGCCTCGGTTTCTTTTTTTCATGATTTTATTTTTCTATCTGTTAAGGTCTACTTTCCACACGGGGTGGAGACTGTTTTTTAAAGGTTTATAATTCACATACAACAATAAATCATTCACTGTCATTTTTTTTATGAAGACTGTTCTGTGCTCTGTCTTCTTTCCATTGCAGTCTATGAAGGTCTTGTTTCCTTGTATGTCTAGTACTAGGCTCATTTAAATTCATTGATTTGAGTTTGTAATTCCTTTAGCAATTCTTGTTTTTCAAAGTTGAAACGCTTTACTGTTGAGTTTGCTTTGATTACTAATTTCTGCATAAACACTATGCCCTTTAACACATACATCCATCGTAAGAACTTATACGGAGTCCTGTGAGCTGAGAAAAAAATATTGTGAACGTGGTGATCTGCACACAAACAAATGCCGTTGTCTGTGTCCCATCTGGTCGATTTGTTCTTGCGTGTGTGAATGTGGTGTGAGTGTAAGTCTTGTTCGCTGTTGCAGTAGGCGCACTTATTGTTTCCCAATAGCTTGACTAATTGACTCCATGCGGTGTCTAGTAGTGTGTCTATGTTTTTAATTTCTTTTATTTGTCTGATAACCTCCATACCGTTTTTGTTTTCCAGAAATTACGGTACTTTTAGAAACTAAAAAACGCAGTAACCTTCTGGATTGACCATTAGTTACTGCGTTGGAATACAAATATAGTGATTCTTATAGAGTAATAAAAATATTTAACTGAAAAACATACTTTTCATTTCGGTGTTATCACTTTCCGATGGAATGAGATAAGGTCTTAAGTCTAAAGCCCCACATATCTCTAAGTACACACCTAGCGGCATTGGTGTTTTTAGTTTAAAATAACCTATTAGAGTGGGCTCGCTGACCTCTAGGATTATAACGAGCTTTCTGATGGTTACTTTTTTTTCCTTCATTCTTTTTTTTAAATAGGACATCGTTAATTGCTGCCCTACTTTTGATTTTTCTTTGTAGTTTTTCATTTATGCTTTTTGAGTTTTTGTTATCCAAGTATTCAGAGGTTGATTAATTGATTTCAACTCTTCATCGCTCCAATCGGTATGCTGTCCATCAACAATCTTACATAGCTCATACTCATGTCCCTCTTCAAAATCAAAACTATTTACATCTAGTTTTTTAAAAGCATTGTAGGCGTCTTTTAAATCGTCAAATTCTGTTTTGATTTTTGCGTTACCATAATTTAAGTCTAGTTCTTGTGAATTTTCGTTTCTCCACACTAATTTGTAATTTTTCATGATTTTTGGGTTTTAAAATTTATGCTTTTTCAGATATTTCAATTAAATATTCATCAATTTGATCTTCAAATTTTCCAATTACATACATGATCGTTTCTGCCGTTACATTGCCATCTTCATCACTCCAATCATCAATTACTCCCATGTTGTCTATTACTGTAGAGAATGTTTTTGAAGTTCCGTTAAGAATTAATTCCAGAGTAATTCTGTAATGCCCGTGCCCGCTGAAGGACTTTGAGACGTAATAAAGCTGCACATCATCTGCATATTGAAAAATTTCTTTCAACTCTTCTACTTTGTTCGAGAGTCTTTGATCGTACATTCTTAAATTTAAGTTTACTTTTTTCATAATTGTTAGGTTTTAAAATTTATATTTTTTATATTATTTTTTAACGAGAACCTGTTTGAATGAGATTCCTTTTTCGTGGCTATATGTAATCATTTTTGTCCCTTTTTTTGTCCATCTCGTTGACTCTATTTTCACTTTAGAATAGTTGTCCTTTTGACTCTCAAACATTTGCTCTGGCAATTCACTTATCACTCTCTTGTAATCCGTTGGGGTATATTCTATTCTGCCCCCATTAAAATAGTAGTCAAGTTCCATTGTTGGTAAAACTCGCTTACTTATTGAATCTCCAAGAGTTCCGCTTGTGAATCCCCATCCACTTCCGTTCATGTGATCAGAAACTCTAACAGATATTGATTTAACTTCATTGGATAATGAAAAATAAACAGACTCTCCATTTATATAAGAAACTTTTACTTGTGAAATTTTTAATTCTGGAAAATTTTCATTTTTCCATTCAATCACTTCATTTATTTTACTTTCTTTAAAACTTTCGTTGTATTCTACTTTTTCAAAATTTGTCATAACATTTAATTTAGATGGTGCTCACTGTTGAGGCATTACGCTACACAAAACATTAGTTTCATTATTGATTTCTGAATAACTTCACATGTTTGCATTTGCTCTAATACTTCATTAAAAGCTCTGTTAGTTAAGTTTGCGTAAGTTTCGATTGCTAATTTCATTGTAGTTCCCATATTGTTGTTTTTTAGTTTCATTGCTTCCTTGCAACACTTCAAAGATACGTGTTTACTTAAATATATACAAGTTTTATTTGAAAAAACTTTAGTATTTTAATGCTTTTATGGAATTACCAATAAATAAGATGTTTTTTTGAATATTATTTAAAGATTTTTACTCTTTTATACGGTAGTTACTTCGCTAAGTCGGGAGACTTTGCGGAGCGGGATCTTCTGGATAAGTTTCCCATATTCCTCTATTTGTTAACCATTGTTTTAATGGTTCGCCACTTCCAACGTGTTTGTGTTCTATCCACCAAGTTCCGTCCTTATCTGGTTTTAGTATGTATTCATTCTCAAGTTCTGGCGTACCTAACGATTTTATCAATTCATCAGCGGTTAACGATTTTGTTGTATTTTGAGCTAATCTTATAGCTATTTGATGCCAGGTAATATCCTGTTTTGTTCCTTTTTCTTTTTCTAGTTCTTCTATTATTTTTTCTATTTTATCTGTTATGTTCATTGTTTTTTTTAGTTTTTTTAGTTTTTTAAAGTGGTCGAATTTGACCACTTTAAATATTGCTTTAAAATAATTGCGGTGCTTTCTCTTTTACTTCTACAAAAACAAAGTGTTGTAATGTTTTAAAATTTATACTTGGGTTTTTGTGCTTCTTAACAAAGTTCCAAGCGTCTTCTTTTACTACATCATAAAAAACAGTATTTAATAATCTTGGTATTGCTCTACTATTAAAACCACTTTCATTTTCAATTTTAGCGTAAACCTTATCAACTAAAGCGGTTGTAACAAACTCTTTCGCAATCTCTTCTTCAACCATCTTTTTACCTTTAATTTCAGAGGCACCCATAACTTTAGAGTGTTTTTCTTTAAATTCAGAGGTTACAATTTTAGCAAATGTATTTCTTCCGTATTTATTTTTAAAGTCATAGTTTTTAATCACAATACCTTCTCCAACTCCTTTACCATCTTCAATTAAAAAAACGTTTTTCATTAATTGATTTACTAATTGCTCATAACTTGCATTTGTAATTATACTAATTGGTGCAATGAAATTCAAACCTTTTTCTTCAAGTCGTGGTTTGTATTCATCATAAGGTAAATATTTAATTTTATCATCGCCTTCGTGTGTTATTTCAGACTCTTCTTTGTCAATAGCTACATCAAAAATGTAGAAGTTTCGCCACGCATCTTTTTTATAGGTTTTAAGAGAATGTGGTACAAGCCATTCGCCATAAAGTCTATGTGTTGGATTTTCTGTTAAGTATTTTAATAAATTATTTTGTTCTTTAACCCAAGCGTAAAAACCTGCATTATCAGCGTCTAAAGTTAAATGTCTTTTTCTGCTTCCTGCTTGTATTTCTCCTTTGTCATTAATCCAAACACTTGCATTTGTTCCGTCAATTTTTGGGAATATATGTGTTCTCCCTAATACAATATTTTGAACTTCTGTAGTTCCAAATCTCTCTAAATGTTGGTATTTTTTAAATTCCATAGTTTGTGTATTTGCCCTCGTACCTCACGCACGGCTTTTTAAAAAGTGGGTAACACCGTATAAAAAACATTGCTAATTTGTGCTATACCAAAGGTCTGTTAATATTAATTTTCTTTATTTCTAATCGTTAATTTTTGGTTTCCTAAACGCAACGTTCCTTATACAATCCCGTTAAGACACTTTTTAGTACGCATATACGGTAGTTAGCCACAAGTTTGTGATAAGAGTGGTTTATTACAAGTACAGCAAATGTATCTACCATTTATAGTGCTTACTTGCGTACTCATTGGCAAACAATCACAAACCAGTTCACTTTGTTGGGTAACAACGTGTATAGGTAAGTTTTTTAAGTGCCTATTTGCTTCAATCAGCATTTCACACAGTTCTTTTTTCGAGCATTTCATATACATTGTCATTTGCTCTTCTTTTGTCATTTCTATTTCTTGTACCATATCTATCAATTTAGTTCATTATTCAAAGTCAAAAACCTACCCATACACAAACCGTTTTACCCACAATAAAAATTACTAGTATTCTTCAATCTTTATTATTCTACATTCTCTAACATGGTCTTCGTAAAATTGCCCTATTGCTCCGAGTATGTTTTGCGTATCTTGTAATAGTATAGTGTCTTCTTTGTCTTTATAAGTATAAGTTATTGTATAATCCATAATTTTAAAAGTTGCTAACAAGGGCTATAATTAATACCCTTATTAAAGTTTATATTTAATTCAAAGTTCTGTGTTTCAAGGCTACATAATCATAGCCAAACCCGTTACTGAAGATTCTTAAAAAACCATTTCTCATCGTCTGGCATTGTTTGTTTTTGATATTCTAAGAGCCTGTCTGCAACCCCTGTAAGATATTCGAGTTCCTCCTGTCCCATCTGACATTCCGCTCTAACATCTTTCAGATGAGACTTTAAACGATATGCAAACGTTCGGTCGCTCACTATTCGATTGTCTTTGATCGGGTTGTCTTTCGAGTTTTCAAAGCTTTCTATTAGCTTTAAAATATAGACGCTAAACATATCACCTCTATTTCTTAAAGTCTGCTTTGCGTACTCCGTGTTTTTTGGTGTTATTTTTTCTAGGCTCATTTTAGTTCTTGTTTTGCTTTGTCTAACGTCTGAAGCTATCCCCAGACATTTGAATTATGTTAAACATTTCTTGAAGTCGGTCATACACTCTGTCTCCGTACTTTTCTTGAATTTCTGGTAGTGATAAATTACTTGTCAAAAATGTTCGCTTATTATTCGCATACCTTTCTTCCAGAATGTCTTTCATTAAGTTTTTAATTCCAAAATTTGAAGCATTGGATTCTGTGCCGAAATCATCAAAATACATTACAGCAGCTTTGTTGTATTTTTGAAAGAAATGTTTCTTTGCTGATTTATCTTTTGTGTCCATGCCCTCAAACTCCATTACTAAGGCATTACAGGACACGCTATTAAACCAAAGTATAGGATCTGGCAGCAGTGCCTTACCCACCATTTGAAAAGCTCTTAGCATTGATGTTTTGCCGCATCCATAATCGCCAATAATTAAAAGCCCTTTTTTAAGCTCGGGTATATTTGTGGTAATATTCGTGTTTGTAAAATTTTCACTCCTTGCGAAATACTGAGTCAAAGCCCTGTAGATTGGTTTCGTAGATTCTGTGAAGATTAAATCTTTTCCTTCGTTGATTTTCCAACACTTCATAAACATTCTTTGTAACCAGTCGAATGGCAGTCTCGTGAGGGGTATTTCCTCTGGTTCTGGTTCGCTGAATTTTACGGACAGGGTAGAATTTTCATACTCAGATATTTGGCTTTCTTGCTCAGTTGTCAGCGTTCCTCTGAACCGCTTCATCAGTCTGTATTTTCTAGTTGAAATCATTTGTTCGGGTTATATGCGTTAAGTTTTCCTGTTTTTTTTACGGTTGTTTTTTTTAAATGCGGCAGAGTATTTAACAGCGTTGTTTTCCAATTCTTAATCTTTCGAGGTTTTTCACCGCCTGTATGCCAATCACTAGATTTCCATGCTTCGTATTTCAATCCCACATCTTCCAAGTCGATATTTTCAATTTTCAATTTTGCAAATTCTAAAAACTCTTTTTTATTTGGAATATCCTTTACTTCTACTTCTACTTTTACTTCTACTTCTACTAAGGGGCTTTCTAGCCCCTGTTTTTTATTTATGTAATTAATTAAATTTGTATCTATTGTTTTTACAACTTTTCCATCTAATTTTTTTTCACCGTAAACCTTTAATTTTTGAATAAAAGGGTGTTTATTTACAAAATCAATATTCAACTCAAAAGACTTTAAAGCATTGGAATGAAAAGAGTTAAAAGGGTTTAAAGGTTGCATCTTCTGGTGTTTTAAGAAATTCTTTAAAAATATTTTATCTCCGTTTTTAATTTCAGAATCAGCCCCTAATAAACCCCTACACAGCCCCTTTATAGCCCTTAAAATTTCATCCTTACTAATTCCTAAGTGAAATTGTATGTGTCTTATCGATATTTCATAAAAGCCTGCATTATCTACGTGGTCAATTAAGTAATAAAACACAAGCTTCTCTATCGTTTCTAATTCAATAAACCACGAATCTGCATATTTGTCGGTACTTGTTAATCGGTTAGCCATTTATTTTAATCTTTAATAATTCAGGGTTGTTCGTTTTAAACGGTTGTATATTTCTGTAAATAAATTCTCTTTCAATTTGAGTGAGAGGGAATTGAGGGTCTAGAATATTATTTTTAATCTCTATCGCTACTTCTTGTCCATTGGGTCGAAAAATATAGTACCTATTGCCTTTTGATGATTTAATAAGCTCAGGGACTATTAAGACATCATCCACTAGTTCCTTTTATTTCTGGATTCCAAAATTTTCTTTTGCTTTTGACTCTTTCGCCAAACAGGAATATTATTAATACTTTTAGTTTTTTCATGTTTTGTTCTATTAAAAAAATAACTTAGTATAAACCGCCATTGAAACGGCTTTTATACGGGTGTTCTAAGTAATTAATTTGCCACTACTTTTTTGAAGCGAACTTTGCTCATTTGAACTAATTTTCCATCATCATCATATAGATTATAATAACCTTTACTTTCAGAAACTAACTTGTATAATTTATAGTTTGTTAGCATTTCATAATTACCATTGTCAAGGCAAATCAAAAGCTCAGAACAACGTGTATAATTAATAGCTTGTTTATTCCTATTTTTTAAAATTGTGTAGGCTTCATTGTCTATTTTGCCATCTTGGTGCAATCTATCAAGTGTAAATCCTGTTTGGATAATTTGTGTGTTTATTTCTTTCATTTTTATAAGTTTTAGTTTTAATAATTCGCTACTAATCATACACAAGTAACGTTATTTTTGGCACGGTACAGGGAGGCTATAACCTGTACCTTGAGACCAAAAAACCAACTTTACCTATTTTTCACTCCTGCCCCAACAGCAAGTATCTACTGGTGTTTGCTTTACTATATATTGTATATGTACTTCCTTTATATTTTTTACGTCCCGTTTGCTCGATAACTCCTGACGCTTTTAAAGCAGTGAATCGACCGCTTATTTTATGGAGATGTTTATCTAACATCTCAGCAATCTCCAGTGTACATCTATGCCCATCTACACATTGTTCTACTTGTTTTCTCATAGTTTCTTTAAACGGCTTTAATCGTTCATGAGCAATTATTGAGTTCTCATTATGCCTACCTCTTGATAAGTCTCTTTGGTGTGTAAAGTCGATTTCTGCTTGCATAGGATTAGGTTTTAAATTGTTTTTATTCTACTGTTTCTAATTTCATCAAGATGCTTGTCAACATCTTTTATTTTATCCAAATTTGGTTTGGCTTTTTTAATTGCTTCTTGCAAGTCCGTGTTTATTATTTTCCCGTGCTTGATAACAAAGTACATCTTGTTTGGCTCTGCGCCCCATTCAGGGTTGCCTGTCCCTACTTCAATGCCCTTATGCTCTAATTCTAAAGTCCTTTCTTTGTCTCCTTTTTTTGCATAGCCCAAAGTCATTATGTTACTTTTAAAAGGCTTAAACCCATACATCTTGGAGTTTTCAATAATATATATAGCGATTTCGTCAGTTAGATCGTTATATCCGTGAAAAAGCATCACATCACGCCATTTAAAAATAAGTCTCTTAAACCAATACTTATTAACATCTCTATAATCTTCGGTTTTTATACCTGATTTAGTCATGTCGAACCATTGTTTTTTTAAAGTTAAATGAAGTGTCTTCATAGGTTATAAAATGGTAAATCGTTTGGCTCGCCTACTGTCAAATCTGTTGCAGCTTCAAATGGTGCTTCAGGAATCTCAGACTTTGGGTCTATTTCTATTTTCCATCCTTGAATCGCATTAAAATACTTCGCTTCGCCTTGTGGGTTGATCCATTCTCGACCGTTGATGTTGATGTGTACGGTTATGTTTTGACCAACGATTATATCGTTTAGAAGACTTGTTTTGTCTTGAATAAACTCCACCAGAATGTGTTGAGGGTATTTCTCGTCTGGAACGGTTATAACTAACTCACGTTTCTTGAATCCTTTTGATCCGATTTCTTGTACTTGTCCGATTACTTTTACTTTGCCTTGTATTTTCATTGTTATTTGATTAATTTAGGATTAAAATTATTGATTGATTTTACTGTGTTCATGTACTCTCGTGAAAGGATTATGCTTTTGTTTCTTTGCTCAATCCTTTCTTGGTCGTAAGCGTGTGGTATCATGTGAACCCTGTCCTGTTCTGGGATTTCGATAAAGTCCTTGAACCATTCAATATGCACGTTGGTTGAGTGCTGACAGAATTCCTCCAAACCTTTTCTTGAAAAAATATGATTTGTAACGACCTTTACAACATCTTCAATGTTTTCGTCTCTTACATCACCTTCCATGTTTAGAATGTTGTACTTGTAGTCAAGGCTTTTTATTTCTTTTTCTACCAATTTAAAAGGCGTGTCTGTTAGTATATGGCAAAGCAAAGAATCTTTTTTAGCCCATAAATCCATGTATGAATCTAGTTGTCTTAGATAGATTTCATTTGCGCTATCTTCAAGTATTTTAGAGTATGATTCCCAACTCCACGAGGACTTTATATCTACAATTACTTCGCTTGGCTCCATGTCAATTGCACCACTCACCCATTCATTTGTTTTCCTTTCAGTCGAGTGAGTCAAGAACAAATTTGAAACTCTCGACAGAATGTCTCGACAGTCCTTTTCAACGGTCAAACCTTTGGTTATTTTATCAGAATTTATTTCAGTCCTTCTACCGTATTTTGTAGCGTAAACTAATCCCGATAATGTCTTTTTGTTCGCATCTGTAAGTTTGAATTTCTTACTTTCAATCAGCTTGTTTTCAAGGCTTACAAAGGTTTCTTTTTGTTTGTCCGTTATATTTGGGTATCCCTTTAATTTAAAAGACTCTAAGGTCTTTGTTTGGTTTTCGGTTAGTGGCTTGGGCACGGTTATAATCTTGCCAACCATGTGGGCTCGAAACAGGTAGTTTGAAAAATCCATAATTAAAGTGTTTTATGTTTTTCAGAAATCTGAAGCTTATGCTGGGCTTGTTCCTGCTCCGTTAATTCTTGCCATATAGCCATGACTTCAACTTTCTTGGTACATTGATCTATTCGTGTTTTAACGTCTGTTAAAGGGGCTGCAAGTCCGTTTGTGTTTACACTCTTAATTCTAATGCCGCCCTTTCTGGTTTCGGTTTTGCTGATTTTCATTTCTACTTTATCATCAAATCTAAATTCTACCGAAAAACCTATCCATTTTTTAGCGTCAATAACACCTGTCGCTTCTTTTATTAAAGTGGAATTGGTTGTGTTCACGATTAAAGGTTTTGCATAAATCTCTTCAAAGTACATCACCACGCCTTTGGGTTTGATCCTTCCGTTGACCTTGAAATTTTCCTTGTACTCAACGTTTTTAACTGTTAATATTTTTGATTTTCCTTCAAGCTCAAAGACTTCTAAGTCTGTACTAGCAAGGAAGTCGCTGTTACGAGCTTTTAAATAATGAATTGTTGGGTTCATAATTGTTGGGTTTATTTAAGTTTTTGTTGATTTTCTTAATTAGTGGGGTTGGTTAGTTAAGTTACCAGTTAATGATTATTGATTTATCTTCTAAGTCCACCTCTGCATATTGAGGGATTATTGTGTCGTTTAAATTAATTCCCTTGTCTTCAACAGTCCATTCGTCATTCACAAGAGTATCATAGACACCTAGCTCTTTGCCTTCGTCATTGTAAAGGGTGATTCTAGCCTGTTTGGTGTAAACATTGAAATTTATGTACTTTGACTTTCGCTCGATGTCATACCGCCATAATGTTGTTACAGTTGCTCGCCTGTCTTCTGTGCTTACATACACATCTGAAAGGCTTAATTCAGTTAGAAATTCTTTCTCACCTTCTGCGGTGATTGGTTTAAGTTGGGTTGTTGGGTTCATAATGTTTATTTTTTAGGAGTTAATTCATATTCAACCAACCCTGTTTTTTCAACTTTCCAAATACCTTTTTTAAAATTTGTTTTGGAATCTATAATCATTTTTCCTTCGATTGTAGCACCTTGATTGTTTTGACTTCCTTTGATTGTAGCGCTTCTATTGTCTTGACTTTCTTTGATTGTAGCATCTACATTGTCTTGCCATCCTCCGATTGTAACACCTTGATTGTTTTGACTTCCTTCGATTGTAGCACCTACATTGTCTTGAATTCCTTTGATTGTAGCATCTACATTGTCTTGCCATCCTCCGATTGTAACACCTTGATTGTATTGATTTCCTTTGATTGTAGCATCTACATTGTTTTGATCTCCTTTGGTGGATTTCAATATTAAATCAGTTAATTCTTCTAGTTTTTGTTTAATTTCTGGATTCATAATTGTTGGGTTTTTTTGGGTTCATAATTGAATTTCTTTTAGATTGAATTTCTTTTAGATTGAATTTCTTTTAGATTGAATTTCTTTTAGATTGAATTTCTTTTAGTTTTTTTTCTACGTATTTTTTAGTTCTGTTTTCAAGGATTACTTTTTTAGAAGGGAGGCTTGGTCTATCCTTACCCCCCTTAAGTGAAGTTCCCGACCCCTTAACTTCGGGACTTCGATTTGAACACGCTTGTAGGCGGTTGTAATGTTCGACTAGTCGATTGTTTACATCAACTATATCTTTTAGTAATTCTGTCGGTATGGTTATGGTGTCGGTCATACCGTTTGGTTATGCTGTTTTGTTTTGAACCTTTGGAAGCATAGCTTCTAATTCAGATTTTGCTTTAGTGAAATACACTAGAGATTCTTCTGCTTTCTGAAAAGCACGGCTAATCATTTTATAAACGGCTTGTTGGTTTTCTTCCGTAACAGATGCTGTGCGGTAAAATAGACTCTTGACTGTTGAGTAGCTGGCATCAACAGTTGTAGACACGTCTATTAAGTCTTGGGTTGTTAAAAGCCTATTCAAAAGGTCTTTTTGCTCTTTGGTAATTGGTTCTCCGATTTGTGGCATTGTTAAATTTTTTAAATAAACATTAGTGGTGATACTCCGTTTTCTTGGTAAAGATTTCTAAGGCTTGTAGACTCTAATTCTTTTGGTTCACTTTGGATGCAGTCAACTGCGTTTTGAATTTTCTTTTCCATAAGCTCTATTTGCTCGGTTGTTGGTTCTTGCTGAATCCAACCGCTTTTAGATTTATATCCGAAAGAATCAACCTGAAGCTTGTATCCGTTTTCTTGTTCTGCATAGAAATTAATTTCATAACTCCCTAAACTGCCGTTAAATCCGATTAACTGTTCGGTTGACTCGTCGCACTTGATTTTTTCTAAAATTTTATTGTAGGTCTCGGTTTTCATGTTATATTTACGGTTATAAAAGTTTTACATTACAAATGTAACAATTAATAACATCAAATAACATCTTTTGACAAACTAATTTGTTAAAAAAAATATAAAATTTTGTTAAAGGATTAATAAACCCCTGTTTATCAATAACTTAAACAAATTTAAAAAATGAAAAATCAAGAAGAAAAAAGTTTCCCAGAAATAATGCTAGCCATTATATCTCATGCTAAATTGAGTAGAAGGGCTTTTGGTATGTCAATAGGACACACAAGTGGCACAATGATAGATAACGTCATAAACGGTCGCAATGGAATTTCAGCAGGACTTGCTAGAAAAATAACAAACAGATACCCCGAGATCAGTTATGAATGGATTCTAACAGGCAAAGGAACGATGCTTGTTAAACCAAAAGAAACGCCTATTGATAGTTTACTATTAAAAAGAGTTGAGCTTTTAGAACAACTTATTAAAGGTCAAGAAGCACGACTCAGCATCATGGAACTTAGACTAGATAAAAACAAAAACTTAATAATCCCTATAATTTAAAACCCTTAAAACCTACTTATTATGATTAATTTAAACGAATGGACTGAAACCAGTCTAACAGATCAAGACGAAAAAAAAACCAACTCAAAACAACATATTTACAAAACTGAAGGCAATTACTTAGACTTAAATAAAGACAAGCACCCTTTAATTGTAACAATCGTTTTAAACAACAAAACATTAGGTATTTACTTTAGAGATGTCAATGGGAATAACATCCTAAAAACAAAAGAAGGAAATACAGGTGAATTAATCACCCGAGAGAAAAATAGCCAAAAAGATAAGTCTTGGAGGTTTCATTACATAGAAAATGGTATTATTGATATTGTGAAGAAAAATGAATTTGTAAAATTGATAACTAATTATGATTATGACAGGAGCGTATTTGCTTATATAGAAAATCTTTATGATGGAAACATCTATAGTTTTACCTTTAAAACTTATGCAAGAAAAATTAATATTGCGTCTTCTGGAATAGTTAGTTATAAAACTTACTGTCTTTAATATCATACATAGATTTTAAAGTGGTCGAATTTGACCACTTTAGAATCTTGCCCCGATCTATTTAAACTAAACCATAAACCTAAAACCTACTATTATGACAAAGAAAATACCCGAACTCTCCGATAGAGAATTACAGGAAGGAATCTATCGCTACCTAAAATCAGCATCAAAATCAGCATCTATTACAAGTACGTGGGTGCAAATAGTTTGTTGGCTTTCTGTTATTGGATCTTTGATTGCAATTGCTAGTCAGCTAGATTAATCTTAAAAAATTTAATAACTACATAAACCTAAATTAAAAACCCTTAAAACCCTACTTATTATGAATGAAGAAAAATTAAACGAGTTAATCGAAGCAATCGATAAGCTAAGATGTCGTATTGAAGACTTGGATATAACCATTGGTGGATTAAAAGAAGGTATTCCATTAATTAAAAAAATGGTTTAAATCTGGTACATAAAAACTGTACATAAAAACTGTACATAATTACGCCAAAAATAGCAAAAAACGAATACTAACGCAAAATGTAAAACATTGCAATTCAATCAGTTGAGTTTTTGAGTTTCTAAAAAAGACACTCCCTTACTCTCCGCTTTGGTTTATACACCCCTGTTTATCAGGGGTTTATATCCAAACTGTACATAATATGTACGGTTATGATGATTGACACGCTTGTAGGCATTTAATTTAATTTAAATGAGTCAAAACATCACAACACCGAAATTATGCAAATCATCTTCGAGATGGTATGTTTACTTCTCAATTAACGGGAAGCAAAGACGCTTTACAGGGAACCTTAATAGGATTAAGAACCTTAAAAAACGTCAGGCAGCCGCTAACGTACTTCTTAAATCTTTTAAAAAAAATATAGCCTCTGGATGGTCGAGCGACAATCCCATGACCGAAGTTAATTACACTTTAATCGATGCTCTGAATTTCGCTTTAGAAAAAAAGAAAGAGTTTATTGCAAAGAAAACATTCCACGATTATAGTAATGCTTTAGGCTTTGTAATTCAAGCCATCAAAGACATAAGACTTTCAAATCTTTATATTAAAGACGTTAGACGGCTTCATGTGAAGCTCGTAATGGAGCGCATGAAAAAAGATAGGAACTGGTCTAGCAAAGCTTACAACAAGAATCTGGGGTATTTGTCTGCAATCTTCACGGAGCTTATGCAGTGGGATTTACTTGAAAACAACCCTTGTTTTAAAATCAAAAGACTACCAGAACAAGAAAGCACCGCCAACCGTCCAGCAACTCCAAACGAAATAACGAGAATCAAAAAACACCTTCAAAAAAAACATTTAGGATTTTACAGATTTGTGGTGACGCTTTTCCATACAGGAATAAGACCAGTTGAGTTGACACGGCTAAGAGTGGGAATGATTGATCTTCAAAACCAAACTATTGTAATGCCTGCTCACATTACGAAGGGACGTAAAAAACAAAGAGTAGTTCCAATCAATCACCATTTACTGAAGGAGTTTGAATCTATGGATTTAAGTCAATATCCAGAAGACTTTTATTTGTTTGGACGCATTCCAACTGGAAAGCGTGGGCGTAATAGAATTGAGTTTTTGCCTGCTTCTGGAATGTTAAAGCGTGATACTTCTAATCGTAATTGGAATGCTCTGGTAAAAAAAGACTTAGGAATTAATGTGAATTTATACGCCATGAAACATACAGGAGCTAATGCGAAAATTTTGGCAGGTATTGATTTGGAAGCTCTGAGGGACTTGTACGGGCATCAATCTGAATTGATGACAAAGCGTTATGCGACTGTTGTTAAAGAAGTGAATCGGAAGATGATTATAGATCAGAGTCCTGATTTTTAAATATACTGTAAAAGTTGTATTATCCCGACATATATGCCCGTTAAGACACTTTTTAGTACGCATATACGGTAGTTAGCAGTAATATTAGCCAAACGATTTACGGGCTTCTTTTTCATTATCAAATATTTCACAAGCCCAAATAGCGTGTCTGCCTCTGCCAAACCTATCCCAATCAACATCGCCCTTATGGGTTTCCATATACTGTTTAACCGCATCATCAAGGTTTTTCGCTTGGTAAGTTCCTATCATACTTGCACCTTGTCTTTGTCCTGTAGCAGAGAATCCTTCCATCCATAGAGAAATACTACTGCTAACACTTGGTATAGTGCATTGCTCGGTTTCTGTTTTCTTATTGTCTTTATTCATATCTCAAAGTTTTATGTTTATTAATTAAGTCCATGCTGTAAGGTCGCAACGTCACCATACCATAAACGTTATGCTTTATTTCGCTGAAACATTACATAATAATAGAAAAAGCAACTTAAAGCTGTATATACTAAGGTTGCGTTATATCCGAAGCTATTGGTGTCTTTAAATATTTCCACACCTATCATTATACCGCAAGCCATGTTTAATATTAAAAAAACAAAGCATAACAAAGTATATAAAAAATGCTTTTCCTTTTTTGTGATTTCTATTTTTAATTTCATAATTAATGTATTTTTATTTAGTTAGTTCTTATTTCAATGTCGCACATTTCATATACAAACCGTTAGGTTATTTCTTTAATCACGTTATTCAATATTTTTTAATCTTAGAGTAAACCACTTGCAGGTCATTTATTGCTTGTTTCAAAATCTCATCTGCTTCCTTTGTTTTCGTGGAGTGGAACAGCTCTCTTACATCCACGTCTAGGACTTTGGCGATTCTCAGTAAGTCGTCACCGCTTGGCGTAGAATAACCTTTAACCCAATTACTCACAGTATTAGGTGTAACCCCTAATTCTTTAGCCAATGCCCTGCCTGTATAATCTTTATCTAATATCTCATTTAACCTTAATAAGCTCATTTATATCTTTATTTTAAGCAAATATACAAAATAAAACGAGATTATTAGTAAATTAATGTAAATATTATTTTGTT